AGTTGGCCCACGCCAGGTAGTCCCTGGTCAGCCCGCGGACGTCGTCCTTCTGCGCGGCGCTCAGCCCGTGCAGCGCGCCCAGCCGGCTGATCGCCGTCTGGTAGTAGCCGTTGACCGCCGCGACGCCCGCGCCGTGCTTCAGCAGCGAGTCCAGCCCGGAGTGCAGCGTGTCGAAGATGCCCAGGAACGCCTGCTGCGCCGCCACGGACGTGCGCCCGGACTGCTTCACGGTGGCGGCGTAGCCCTGGAACGCCTGCGTGACGTTCAGCACGGCCTGCTGGTCGGAGACGGCGTTGCCGACGAAGATGCCCCACTCGTCATTCCACGCCTGCAGCGCCAGCGTGCTCGAGGACGTGTTCGTCGCCAGGATGAGCATGTCGCCGGCCAGCGTGCCGACCAGCTTCGCCTCCTTGGCGCTGGCGAGCAGCTCGGTGAACGCGCCGGCTGCCTTGGACGCCGAGCTCGCCAGGCCCTCCTGCCCGACCGCCGCGTCCCCGGCGGCCTTGGTGTTCCCGTACAGGGCGGCGGTGCCCACCTCGAGGTAGCCGACCAGCTTCGCCGCGCCGTCAGCGACCCTCAGCAGCGACTCCGCCGCCGGCTGCAGGCCCTCGACCAGCGGCGGGATGTCCTTCGCCAGGTCGATGAAGAAGTTGCCGAGCAGCTGCACGTCCTGCGCCGCCGTCGTCCCCATGAACGTGAAGAACTGCTGCCACTGCTGGCCGGCGAACTCGGCGTCGAGCCGGGACAGCACCCCCGACAGCGCGCTCCCGGTCGCCGCGGCCACCGGCTGCAGGTCGTGCAGCAGGTGCGCCGCCACCCCCGCGCCCTGGCCGAACAGCGTCATCACCTCGGGCTTGAGCGCCGCCTGGAACCGGGACAGCTCCGACGTCAGGGGCGCCAGCTCCCTGTGCACGCCCGCGGTGTCCTTAGCCGCCCCCAGCGCGGCCACGCCCAGGCCGCCCAGGCCCGCGCCGACGGTGACCAGCACCGGCGCCAGCGCGACGCCGGCCGCGACCGCCGCGCCGATCGGGGTGCCCAGCGACCCGAAGGCGCTGGCGGCGCCCAGCGCCGCCCCGCCCGACAGCTCCGTCTTGGCCGCGGCCTCCTCCGCCGCGCGGCCCTGCTGCGCCAGCTGCCGCCGCGCCTCCTCCGCCGCGCCGGACAGCTCCAGCTCAGCATCGCGCAGGACTTTATCCGACTTCGCCAGGGCCAGCGTCGCGGCGGCGGACACCTGCGCCGTCTTCTCCTGGGACTTCAGCGCCGCGGCGTTGCGGTCGATCGCGCCGTTCGCGCCCTCCACCGACGCCGCGAACCTGGCGAAGGACGCCGAGCCGTGGTCATCGCTGAGGATGTTGAAACGGAGAGTCGTTGTGATCTCTGCGGCCCTCCGTTCGGCTATTCGATTTCGAACATCAACTGCTGCGGCGCTTTAAGCTGCCGTTCCCCGACCTCAGCGTTCGCGATCCGGAGATTTGCCGCGATTAGGTCCAGTCGGCCCGGGTCGTCGGCGGCCATGCCGATGATGATGTTGCATTGCTGGCAGGCGAGCCCGCGCCAGCAGGCCGGGCATGATTTCCCTGGCTCATGGCCGCTGGCGCAGCCGTGCCAGTGGTCAACGTGGGCCGTCTCGTCAAGGTCGCGCTGGCAGTAGCGGCACTTGCCCTGCTGTGCGGCCCACATGGAGCCCCACGTTGCCCCGTCCATCCCGTGACGCCATTGCTTCCATTGCCGCTTGGCGTTCGCCCGCGCGTGCTCTTGATTGGCGCGATACCACTTCCTGCTGTCCTCGCACTGCTTCTCGCGGTTGGCCTCGTAATATTTGCGCCTCTGCTCGCGCAGTCGCTCGCGGTTGGCCTCGCGGTAGCGTCGGGTCGCCTGCCGATTTCGCTCCTTGCGCGCAGCGTCGTCAGCGTTAACCTCTGTCATGTCAGCCTCTCATCCAGGTTGGCCACGCCCCGGGCCTGTTAGTGCAGGCGCCGGGGTCTTGCGTCTAGCTGGTAAGCCTTTAGCCCCCGAGCTTCCGGGCGGTCTCGTCCATGGCGGCCTCGACGGCGCGGCGCAGGTCCGGGGCGCGATCGCTTATGGTGCGGTCGAACCAGCCGGCGGCACGCGATGACTGCCTGACCCACGTCCAGCCGCGGCCGTGGCCCCTCCCGGCGACCTGCGCCTCGATCTCCGCGATGGCCCTGCCGAAGACGGGGTGCTTCCACCGCTTGTCATCATTCAGGTAGGCGGGCAGGTTCCCCTTGCCCTCCGGCATGAGGGAGCCGCGGGAGGTGATGGCGAGGGTGACCTGGCTGCCGGAGACGCTGACGGACGCGCTGACCGTCTTAGCGGCCTCGCCGCGCAGCGTCCCGTCATGCCGTGACGGGGACGCCTGGATGGCCTCGCGCACCGCGCCGACAACCGGGTCGGCGGCGTCGCGCATCTGCCTGCGCAGGTTCTTGCGCAGCTCATCGCTGGCCGTCCTCATCCGGGCGGCGAGCCGCCTCATCTCCTCCGGGCCGCCGCCGGTCACGCGCGTCGCCACGCCTGGCCTCCTAGAATCGGGGGCATGAAGTGCCCGTGCGGCTTGAACTGCGGCTTCGAGGTCGATGACCAGCTCGTCGCCGACAGCGTGATTCCCGGACTCGCGGACTGGCTCGCCCGGGGCGTGGCCGACATCGCCGGGGCGACGTCACCGCCTCTTCTCGCGCCCGGCGCGCTCCCTGGCCTCGATCCGGTACAGCGCCTGCCACTCCGACAGCTCGGCGCTGGACGCCTCCGCCAGCAGCCGGGCGCGGGTCATCCCCAGCTCGCGGGCTAGCTCGAAGGTGAACCTTCGCCATCCGGAGCCGAGGATTTTCCCTCCGCCTCCTCCTCGTCCTCCTGCATCCCGGACAGCCGGCAGGCCACCGCCCACACCCGGTTCAGCGCCGCGCCGGACAGCTTGCCGAGCGCGTCGACGTCCTGGCGGGTGAACATCGGCTCGCCGGTCCCCGGGTCGATGACGCAGTGGGACACCAGCTTCGCGCGGATGTTCGCGGTGTCGCGCGCGATCGTCGTCCCGCGCACCACGGTGGTGGACGCCTCGAACTCGTCGCGGCCCTCGCCGGTCAGGCCGCGCACCACCACGACGCCGCCCCACTCGGGCACCTCGACTTCCTCGGCCGGCAGGTCGGCGGCGCCCAGGATCGCCTCGCGGGTCAGGTAAGTGCCCACTACGGGATCGCCACGTTCTGCGCGGGGATCTTCGTTACAGAGAACTGCACGTGGACCTTCGCCGGGTCCTCGATCGAGCCGTCGATGAACATCGACTTGACCTTGACGGGCCAGACCTCCATCTTCTGGCCGGTCACGTCGCCTTCCGGCAGGAACACGATGTAGCCGGCGGTGCCGCGCGTCAGCACGGTCCGCACGTCAGCCGACGTGCTGCTGGCCCAGAAGACGATCTCCGAGTCCGACGCCGTCACCCGGGCGGGCACCTGCGACACGAATCCGGTCGCCAGGTCCGGGGCGTCAGCGGAGGCGCCGGCCAGCTGGAACCCGGAGACCGACTCGACCTCGGCGGTCAGGTCGGTGCCAGCGTTCAGCTCGGCCCGCGTCGGCGCCGTGTACGCCACGGCGGCGGTGATGAAGTAATACTTGCGGGTGCCCGGCGGGGTGTACCGGGTAGTGACGGTCAGCGGCGTGGGGGGCATTTACTCCTCCTCGGTGGTGGCGGTCTCGGCGAGGGTGACGGGGGCGGGGGCCTCCTCCGGCTCGTCCGGCGGCAGGTCGCCCTCGGCGAGCAGCCGCCACCCGGCGCGGTGCCAGTGCGGCAGCGACGACTCCGGCACCTGCGACACCGACCCGGGGCCGAGGCCGGGGTGGATGATCCGGGTGAACCCCGGCTCCGGTTCCATGGCCGTCCCCCTCAGCTCGTCGTGGAGATGCAGGCGACGGACACTGAGGTGACCGTCGACAGGCCGAAGGTCGCCAGGCCGGTCGTCGCGTCGGCATACCGGGCGGCGACCAGCGGGATCAGCTGGTCCGCGCCGGTGGCCACGGTGATGGCCAGCGGCGTCGCGACCGCCATCCCGTCGACGGTGACCGTCGCGGGGATGGTCATGTTCACCGTCAGCGTGCCGCCGGAGCCGTTCTTGACCAGCAGCGCCAGGTCCTGCCCGCACGGGGCGGTGTTCCCCGTCGTGGCCAGGCTGCCGGACCCGGAGGTCGTGTAGGTGATCGCCGTGGCCCCCGCGTGCGGGAACACCTGGGTTGTGAGTACGGCCGCCATCGCGGCTCCCTTCGCTCGTTACCGCTGCGTGAAGGCGTCCACGCTCACGCTGAAGTCGATTTGCGCCCGGTAGCCGCCGGTCACCTGGTCAGTGCGCAGCGACCACCCGGAGATCACCGCGTTCATCACCGCGCCGTCCAGGGTCTGGTTGGCGACCAGGCACGACCCGGCGCCGGCGAGGATCGCGAACGCCGCGTCCCGTGCGGCCGAGGGGCTGTCCTCGTCGCCGGTCAGCACCGCGAGGCCGCAGCGGATGGTGATGGCCTCCCGGTCCACCGCGCCGGACAGGTCCGCGCTGGCGTTGACCGCCTCGGCGTGGCTGTCTTCCTCGGGGTTGAGGTAGCCGACCGTCAGCACCGCCATCGCGTCGCGGTCGGACAGGTCGCCCATGTCCTTGACCTTCACCCCGAGCGCCACGAGGGCGGGCCAGGCGGCGAGCAGCGCAGCCAGGTTCCGCATCGCCAGCGGCGCGGTGGATGCCCAGCTCATTCAGGCATTCCCCTGGCGACTTCCGCCAGCGCGTCCGCCGACCAGTTGTCGAACTTCTTGCGCCCGATGCGCTCGCGGACGTGGATCGCCAGCGCCCACGCGTGACCGCTCAGGATCGAGTGGAACCGGGTGTGCGCTGACTGGTCGGCGATGAATGACCCGCAGTCCAGGCAGGCCAGCCCTTCCTCGCGCTGCTCGTAACGTACGGCTGCCACGATTGCCTCCTCTGCCCCCGCGCTCACGCGGCGACTACCGGGATGATGTCAGGCTCCAGCATCTCCAGCACCCGCCGCGGAACGGAGAACGTCCACCCGGCGGACGTGGTGTAGGTTTCCTCGCCCGCCACGAGCGCCGGGGGCTGCGCGCCGCGCTGGGTGTCCCACAGGTGGCGCAGCTGCTCTTTCGCCGCGTGCTCCAGCCGCTCGGGGATCACCGTGCGCCCGGCGGTCCCGGACCACTGCCACGGGCCGCCCCAGAAGCCCCGGCAGTCCGTGGTCTGGCAGGTCCCCGCGCGGGGGTTGACGATCAGGTCCGCCGCCGCCCACGAGGGACCGCCCGCCCGCAGGCTAGCGACCGACGTGACCGAGGCGGCCGAGGGAACCGGTGCCGAGGGAAGCCGGATCACGCGGCGGAAGTCACCGGGGATGAACTCGCCCGCCACCTGCCGGATCACGCAGGTGCCCGCCTTGGACTCGATGACCTCCGTGGCGGCCATCACGAACCGGCGCAGCTCGGCGTCCGCCGGCCGCGCGCCCAGCGTCTTGTTCAGGTGCTCCTTCGCCTCGGACAGGCTGATGACGGAGATGAACTGGCGGACGGAGAAGTAATCGACGGCGGCGGTGCCCGGGCCGGTCGTCGCCCAGGCTGCCTTGTGCAGCCCGGCCTGGACCGTCGGGTAGTCGGCGGTCAGCACCCAGTCCGCGCCGGACGCCGCGCCCGTGACCGCGGGGGCGGCCGTCGACTGGTCGGGCAGCGTGATCGTCAGCACCGACGTCGCGGGCGGCCCGGACTGGCCCGTGAGGGTCAGGGTGGCCTGGTAGACCTGGCCGAGGTCGATCATGGCTGCCCTCCTGGTATCGCTGGCGTCGTGGCCGCGCCGGCCGCGGTGGCCGTTGCCTGGACGTGCCCGTCAGCGGTGGCCCGGCCGAAGCTGACCGGGCCGTGAGCGGCGCCGGTCGCGGTGAGCGCCCCAGTCCCGGCGGCCGAGGCAGCCGCGCGCAGTGCCGCGAGCGCCGCCAGCGACCCCGCGCCGGCCAGTGACGCGGTGCCCGGCACCAGCACCGTCCCGGTGGCGGTGAGCGCCCCGGACCCTGCCAGCGCCGCGGTGCCCTGGGACGCGGATCCCTGCGATGCGGTGAGCGCCCCGGCTCCCGCGAGCGCCGCGACGGCCCGCTGGACCGCCAGCGCGGACAGGGACCCGGCGCCCGCGAGCGGCGCGCCGGCCTGCTGCACGGCGGCGCCTGTCGCCGACCCCGCCCCCGCGGGTGACGCGCCCGCGCCCTGCACGGTGACCGCGGCCAGCGCTCCCGTCCCGGCAAGGACGGCGGGGGCGGCCTGCGCGGCCAGCGCCGAGACGGCCCCGGCTCCCGCTAGTGACGCGGTTCCCGCGACGGTGATGCCGGGCTGGCCGGGCTGTCCCCACGGCGGCCACGGTGCGAACGGCTCACCGGGCGCGGCGGCGGGCAGGAACTGCCAGGGCACCGGGACGACCGGCTCGGCGGGCGGCGTCGCGGTGAACTCGACGTCCGCCCAGAAGTTCTCCCAGTGCGCGCCGGCAGGGTCGGACGCGCCCGGCGCTAGGTAGTCGACGGCCAGGTAGGGGTAGCCGAACGCGCCGCCGGCGACGAACGTGCCCTGCCCCGGCTCCTGTCCGATGCCCGTGTTCGGCGGCGTCGCGGCGGGCGCGTTCACGTAGATGTAGGCGGTGCTGGCGGCGGCGTCGGACGGGGCTGACAGCGGCCCGTTGACGATCCCGTTCGCGCCCGCGCCGGCGCCGCCGTAGTAGCCGAACTCGGTCGGGGTGGAGATCGTGCCCGCCCCGTTGTAGTAGGCGACCTTGTAGGAGTCGGGCTGGAGCGGCACCGGGCCGATCGTCGTGCGCACCCACCCGTCGCCGGCAGCGGCGGCGGTGACCCCGTCGGCTTTCGTCCACGACGGCGAGGCGTTCGACGCCATGAGCGCCTGGTCGGAGACCCGGAAGATCCCCACCTCGGTCGCCAGCGACGCCGCGCCGGAGACCGACGGGTACCACACGGCGCTGACCACGCCGGCCTGCGAGAGCCGGAACTCGGTGGCCAGCGTGAAGGTCTTCGGCTGGTCCAGGACCGTCGCGGCGGACGTGTCGAACTTATTCGGCCACAGCCGGTACGGGCCGGTGAACGTCGCCGGGGCCGTGTCGTTCACCTGGACGTCGAGCCACAGCAGGTCGTTGGCGTTGTTCGTGTCCGGGATCGTGACGGCCGGGTCGCTCCCCCCGGTGCTGAACGGCCCCTGCGGCATCGAGTAGGGCGCGGCGTCCGTCGAGCTGTTGCCGTACAGGTGCAGCGGCCCGTTCGTGATGCCCGCCGCGTATGGCTGGCCCGTCCCGAACTGGCCGGTAGTGTCCGGGAAGTTCCCGTTAACCCCGGTCGCGGCGACGTAGACCGTCCCCAGCGCGAGCTGCACGGGCGCCACCGGCACCCAGTTCCAGCCCGTGGTCATCGTGCCGCTGGTAACCGTCGCCGCCGTGATCAGCGTCCCCGCCCGCGGGCTGACGTGGGTGACCTGCCACAGGCAGAACTTCTGCGGCGCGGTCAGGCCGCCGCTAGGGGCAACCCACCACCAGTAGCCCTCGAACCAGCCGCCCTGCGTGACCTCGAACGCGAGCCCCGCGATGTAGCTGCTGCCGAAGGCAGTCGCGGTCCCCGGCGGCTGCGTGCCCGATGACCCCGTCCCCGGGCGGCCCGACAGGCCGTCCATGCCCCGGTAGCTGGTCACGGCGCAGCCGGGCTAGCCGAGCAGCTCGGCTATGAGGTCATTGCACGTCAGCGTGTTCGAGGAACTGGACGTCCCCCACTGCGCGCCGAGCGTCACGGCCTTCGCCGAGGTCGTGTCGATCGTCACGGTCCGGCTCGCCGCCACTTCCGGGACGGGCCGCACCGTGTACGCGGTCAGCGACGTGCCCAGGTACAGGCGGCCGGCCCCGTTGATGCTGCCCGACGAGCCGATCGCCCGGACCTCGCCGCGGTACTCCAGCTCGAACGGGACGCCGGTCACGCCCGAGGCCGTGGTGATGGCGCTGGACGCCGCCAGCGCCACGCCGGCGATGCCGCCGAAGTAGAAGCCGAGCAGCAGCGTGGGGGTGCCCGTGTTCGAGAACTGGCCGCGGGCGTGCAGCCGCAGCGTCGTGCCGACCTCCAGCAGGTAGGCGGGCAGCGTCACCGGCGGCGACGGCGACACGTCCGTCAGCGTGACCGACGACGCGTACGCGCTCCCGTCCGCGGAGTCCAGCGGCGGCACGGGGGCCACCCAGTAAGTGCGCGCTCCCATGGCAGGCTCCCTAGGTCAGTGAGATCGACACGCCGGCGACCGCGACCTGGAACGTGTTCCCGTTCGCCACGGAGACCGGCTGGCCGTTGAAGTTGCCGAACCAGCACCGCGTGCCCGCCGAGCTGGTCAGGTCCATCGACACGATCGACCACGCGCCGCCGGACCCGTTGGTCCACGACAGCGCGGACGTCGCCGGCAGGGTAACCGCGCTGCCCGCGGACGATGCCGCGCTCGCCGCCGGGACTGCCGTGCCGCCCGCCGTGTACCCGGTGCCCGTCAGCTCCGTGCCCGCCGCCGACGCGGTCGACGCCGTCGAGTTCAGCCGCACTTTCATCGCCGTGCCGCCCACCGCCGAGAACGACCCGGGCGCGCCCGAGGCCCCGGTGGGGGTCGTCGCGTTCAGGATGTTGCTCGCCATCGCCTGGTCAATCGCCGCCATCGCTGCCCTCCGGGCCTGTCGCCTCGCCCATCAGCGCGGCCATTTCCAGTTCCGTCACCGGCCCCGACGCAACCACGTTCCCGTCGGGGTCCAGCACCCGCCAGCCGGTCTCCGGCTCTGTCTCGCTCATGCTGCCCTTCCCTCGCCCTTCACCGCCGTGGCGCGTACGTCGGCCGGGAACTCCTGCACGTCAACGACGACGCCAGCCCATCCCGCCGCCCTCAGCGCCCGCTCCAGCTCAGCCGGGCGGATGTTCGCGTAATGCTCGCCGGGCAGCAGCCGCGGCTCGCCGTCGACCGCGGAGTGCGGCGGGCGCCCCGGCGCGGCGGTCGTCACGATCAGCCGCCCGCCCGGCGCGCACGCCGCGAATGCGGTGCGCAGGATCGCCCGCCACTGCGCCGTGTGCTCGAACACCTCCGCGCAGACCACCACGTCCCAGCGCTGGCCGGAAGGATTCCAGTCCGCGGCGTCGGCGATGATGTCGACGTCGGTGACCTGCTCGCCGGGCAGCGCGTCCAGCACCGTGTACCGGGTCGCGGCGGGGAACAGGCGGCGCGGGGAGCCGTTGACGTCCCGGCCGCCGATGTCCAGCACCGACACCGGCTCGCTGGTCGCGTGCTCCGCGATCCACTCAAGTGCCGCGTCATGCATTCGCCGTCACCGTACCCACCGGGCACGCCAGGACAGCACTCGCCGCGAGCAGCTCGGCCTCATCCCAGTCGGTGTAGCACTCGTTCTCGGGCCAGCGGAACAGCGAGCCCGGGATGCCGCACGGATGAACGCGCGGGTGGACGTACTCGGCGACGGCCCGCATGATCGGCAGGTGCGCGTCACAGCAGGCCATTGCCTCAACGAATTCAGGGCCAACTAGCATGCCGTGCCACGTGGCGTCAGCATTGCAGGACAGCTCGCCCGGCTTCGGCGAGAAGCCGCAGAGCGCGGCCAGCTGCTCATCGCGCAGGCCCCCCATCCACGGCCCGCTCACGAGTGCTCACCCGCCCGTGCCTCGAACAGCGCCTTGTCCTCGGCGAACCGCTCGCGCCCCAGCGCGTACGTCGCGTCGTCGGGCGCGTTGCCCCACATCGGGTGCAGCGCCTCCACCTTCGCGTGCGCCGCGAACGCCCACGCGCCCCGCTGCGCCGCCGCCGCCGCGATCTCATCGTCCGGGAAGTTGTGGTGGTAGCCCTCGTGGGCCACGACCTTCGGGCCGTCCCACGACGCGCCCACCTCGTCGACGTAGGCGCGGCGGATCACCGGGTGCGGCGACCACTCTCCAGTGGCGCACCGGGGGCTGTGCATGTCATTGGTGCCGATGACGTCAGCGCCGTCGCGGGCCGCGTGCTGCGCGTGGTCCAGCCAGCCCGGACGGAACCGGACGTCATCGCCGACCAGCAGCAGCCACGGCTCTTCCGTCATCCGGTAGGCGACATTGACCTTCTCGGCGAACGTCCCCGGCCTGCCGGGCAGGCTAGCCCGGTCTATGGCGATGACCCTGGCCCCGGCTTCCTTCCACGCCCGCGCCGTCTCCGCGTCGTCCTCGTCAGCGACCGCGTACACGGCGGCGAGTTCAGCGCCGGACGCCTTCAGCGACGCCATGAACGGGGCCGCGTTGCCCGGCCTGCCCAGCACCGGGACGATCACCGCCACTTCCTCCGTGGCGGCGGGCACCGGGGGCGGCATGGCGGCCAGCACCCGCGCCGCCATGTAGTCGTCCTCCGCCACCCACAGCGTCTTCTGGTGGGTCGTCTTCACCCCGGTGTGCACGTGGACGGGGATCTTCAGCGCCCCCGCGCGCAGGCACAGGCTCAGGTCCTCGGACACCAGCTGCCCGGTCGTCGTGTTCGGGATCCGGTCATACCAGTGCTCGCCGTACTCGGCCTTAACCCGCTCGAACACTGACCGGTGGATGAGCACGCACGCCGCGCCGGTCCCCGCGCAGGGCGTCAGCGTGTCCGGCGGGTAGTTGAACCGGACCACGAAGCCCATCTGGCCGTCGTCCAGCACCCGCCAGTCGAAGATGGTCGGCGCGGGCGAGGTGCGCCAGCCGCCCATGCCGTCGGAGGAGTCCTCCCGCCAGGTGAACGCCAGCCCGCCGACGATGGGCCGCTCCACGGGGTCGGCAGCCGCCATCAGCCGGTCGACCGTGTCAGCGGCGAACCCCATGTCGGTGTCCACCCAGAACAGCCAGTCGGCCAGGTTCTCCTTCAGGAACAGCCTCACGGCCTTGTTGCGGGCGTCGGCCAGGCCGTCAGTGCCGCACTTCATCGCCACGTACCCGCCGCGGATGACCCGCGCCTCATGGCACAGGTCGTAGCCGATCAGCTCGATCATGCTGTGATGCCAGCTGTAGGTGACGTCGTGCCCGTCGTAGACGTAGCCGACGGCGACTGCCCCCGCGCGGTCCAGGGCGGCCACGTCAGCCACGGCGCGTGGCCCGCTTCTCGCCCGGCCCCGCCGTCGCCTGCTCGACCGGCGGCTCATCCAGCTCCGGCGGCACGCCGCCCGACAGCCCGTACCGGGCATCGGGCGAGAACAGCCCTTCAGGCGCGGCCAGGACCACGGGGTGCCTGGGGTGCCAGTGCTGCCCCCCGTGGACCGTGTGGCGGCCCCCGTCAGGGGTGACCACCTGCGCGGTGTACGTGGCGTAGACGACTTCCATGATCTTCTCCCGAGGTTAAGGGCGGCCCGGGAACCTCGGGGAACCCGGGCCGCCGGCCTTACTGGTCGACGCTGACGCCGAGGCCGGCCAGCCTGGCGTCGATCGCCGCCAGCGCGGCGCTGGCGTCCTCGCCGTCAGCCGCGGCGCTGGTCATGATCGCCCGCTCGGCGAGCAGCTGGTGCACCAGCGGGTTACTGGACGCGCCCGCGCTGCCAAGCGGCGCGCCCGGCCGCTCCGGCTCCGGCTCCGGCTGCGCCGCGGCGGGCTTCTGCGCGGCCATCAGGAGTTCGCCACCAGCAGCCGGAAGCCCGCCGTGTTGTTCGCGTCGCTTCCGATCCGCGCGTACGCGAACCAGCCGCGCTGGCCGGTGGGAACAGCTGGCCCGCTGCCGGCCGTGACCTGCTGGAACAGCTGCGGGATCAGCTCCACGCTCATCCCTCCGTTGCGGGCGATGACGAAATTGGAGAAGTCGCCGACCAGCGCCTGGCCCTCGGCCGTGGTGGTCCACGTGGTGGTGTCGGGCATGTACGTGCTCTCGTACACGGCCTTGTTGAACAGCGTGTCCAGCCACTCCTCGGGCAGCGTCACGGTAGACGCGTGGTAGACGTTCGCCGTGCCGAGCTGCCGGATCGCGTTGTTCACGCCGATCGACATCAGCCACGAGGCATTCCTCCGGTACTTCTGCGGCAGCGCCTTCCAGACCGCGTACGGGTCCGGCGCGCCGATGGAGCCGCCCGTGGTGACCTTCACCCGGTCCGCGCTGGTCGCGGAGATCGCGGTCAGGATGCCCTTCGGCTCACCGGTGCCGGACCCGATGGTGAACTTCTGCACCAGCAGCTCGTCATACCCCGCCGCCAGCAGCCCCGACATCTCCGAGGCGAACGACGGGTAGTCCATCCCCACCTCGATCGAGTAGGGCACGAAGCCGCGCGCCATGTGCACGGGGATCGCGGGCTGCGCCAGCGTCGGGGAGTTGTCCGACACCGCCGCCGCCTCGGTCTGGAACGACCAGGAGACGCCGGCGGAGGTCACGCCCTTCCACTGGTTGGTGTTGATCGTCACCTGCTTGGCGATCGACAGGAACGGGTTCCCCGACTCCTGCGCGGTCAAGATGATGCTCGGGTCAATGAACACCGGGATGCCGTAGCCGCCGGCGGAGTTCGACCAGTCGCCCATCGCGCGGAACTCGTTCCACGCGAGCATCGCGCGCTGCTCCTCCGCCGTGAGGATCGGGTGGACCTCGGTGACCATCTTCATCCACGCGGTCCGGTAATCCTCGGTCTCGGTCACCAGGATCCGCCGGGCGATGACGGTGTCACGGCGGAGCATCTTCTCCACCTGCGACTTCGCCGCGTCCGACAGGTCCCCGGCGTCGCGGGAGTCCAGCACCCGCAGCGCCCGGTCGCGGGCCTCCGGGGTCGTCAGCCGCCGCGTGTCCCCGGCCGGGTCGTCCAGGCCGTAGCGGATGTTCGCCATCGCCTGCTGCACGGCGGCGGGACGGCGGCGGAACACCTCCGCGACCCGGGTGTGGTTGTCGAGCTTGTCCACGATCGCCTCGCGGATCGTCATCCCCAGGTCGAACGCGCCCTGCTCGTCCGCGGTAAGGTCGCGCAGCTCGCCCTCGTCGGTCTGGTGCAGGCTGCGCAGGTGCGCGTCGAGCACCTCCAGCTGCTGCCGCAGCTCCTCGGGGGTGCGCCCGCGCAGGTCGTCCAGGCTCCCGGGCAGGAGCCGCTCCTCGTATACCTCAGGCATCTACCTGATCTCCCTCATGCGCCAGGCCCTGTCGCGCAGGGCCGCCTTGGTGGTCGGTGACGTCCTGCCGTGGCCTGGCTGCACGTCGTGCTCCCGGCCCGGGCCGCTCCGCGCGGTAACCAGGCCGGTGAAGTCTTCGGGGCGCAGGCCGCAGGCCCGCACCGCGTCCGCGAACGCCGGGGGGTTCACCTCGGCGAGGCGGCCGTAGAACTCGTCCGTCGCCGACCGGACCCCCGCCGACGCGCCAGGGTTCGCCGGGAACGTCACCGGGCCGAACTCCAGCACCTTCATCCGGGTGATCGTCCGCTCCGGGATCCCCTCCGGGTTGTCCGCCGACCGCTTCGGCTCGTCGTCCCAGGAGTCGTCCAGGACCCGCATGCGCATGCTCGCCCCGTACACCCCGGCTTTCAGGCCCGGCAGCAGGTCACGGTTGTAGGACGTGTCGAACAGCGGCACCTCATACCACGGGCCGTCGGACCGCTCGTCCAGCGCGCCGATCGGGCCGAGCACCTTGTTGCCGATCTGGCCGTCCATCCCGTGATCGAACAGCACCCGCATCGACGCCCGGTCATCGCGGATCGTGTCCAGGGTCGCGCCAGGGGCGACGCGCTCGCGGAAGCTGCCCTCTAGGCGCGACGACACCGGGTACCAGCGGCCGAACTCGGAGAACCGGCCCGTCAGCGTCCCCAGCGAGCCGTCGCCGGCGGGCTCCAGCGTGATGCCCTCGCCGGAGCGGACCACGTCCACGTCAGGGGCGAAGTGCGCCGCGTTCATGTCGCCGTCGGAGTCGCTGACGGTGATGCCGAACTTCTTGCAGGCCGCCATGATGCGGTCCTTGACCTCGGCCAGCGTCACCCCGTTCACCGGGTACTGCGCCGCGTTCGCCGGCATGCTTATGTACGACCAGGCCGCCTTGGCGTGCTCTGCTGTGTCGATGGGGTACTTGCCGTTCTTCGGGTCCGCGTACGTGACATCGCCGTACGGCTTCGCGGCGCGGTCGTACCTGCTGATCGCATCGATGACCTGCCTGCCCGTTCCCGCCGCCATCGCCGACCTGCCCTTCTGCTTCCCGGCGCCGTGCGGCGCGGGGCCGGCGTGACTCGCGGCCTTATGCGGCGCCGCAGGCCGCGCTGCCTCCAGTGCCGCCATTGTCAGCGGCCCCACCAGGCCGTCCACGGCCAGCGGATGACCGGACGCGTCCTTGTGGGCACGCTGGAACGCGCGCACCGCCGCCAGCGTCTTCGGCCCGAACTTGCCGTCCGGGGCCAGGCTGAAGCCCAGCTCGTTCAGGCGGTCCTGCAGGTCGCGGACCCGCTGGCCGGACTCGCCCTCGCCGACCGGGTGCGCGGCCAGGTTCTTCATGTGCGCCACGTGCTTCTCGTGGTCCGTCAGCTGCTTCTGGGCAGGGCGGGGCGCGGGCTTCTTGCCGGCAGCGCCCTTGCCGCCCCCGCCGCCGGACGTGAACTGGCCGCCGCCCGCGCCTCCCGGCACGTGATTCGGGTTGAACCGCGGGTCGCCATCGTCGCCAGCCACCGATTTCCCCTCCATCTTCGCGTGCGTCGCCGGGTAGTAGCCGAGCGCCGCGTGGTGCGCGAGGTTGCAGTAGCCCTTCGGGTCATGGATGTACTTGCCGAGCTCCACGACGCAGCGGTCAAAGTCGCCGGGAGTGCCCCAGGCGATCTTCGCCGCGCCCTCGCCGTGCACCCAGTACCGGTGCAGCGCGTCCGCGTGGCCGCCGGGCACGTCAGCCATTCCCGCCTCCGTTCGGTGCCATGAGCGCCTTATCGCCCGGGGCCTTCGCGCCCTTCAGCGACGGCGACCCGGACCCCGTCGGCTGGGACGGCGACTCCGCGCCCGGCTCGGGCTTGCGCGGCGACTCACCGCCCGGCGCCCACAGCTGGACGCTCACCATGCCCGAGTGCTTCAGCAGCGTGACGTCCTGGCCGCGGACCGCCGCGATCGACGACTCCGGCGTGAAGCCCTCTTTCACGTAGGTCGCGATCGTGGTGGCCTGCACCTGCCCGATGTCCGCGGCGTCCTTCGCGTCCTCGCGCAGGATCGGCATGTCCGTGGTGTCGGTCCACAGCTCCGCGTCATCAGGGACCGTCATGATCGTCGACAGCGCCGCCGCCAGGCCCTGCAGCGACGGCGATACCCACGAGTCCGTGAACAGCCGCCGCGCCGCCGAGAAGTTCCCCGCGTTCAGCGACGACCCGGACAGGCCCTCGGAGATCCCCAGCAGCGCCGCCGGCACCCGGCTCAGCACCGACAGGCGCGTCTCCCGCGCCCCCTGGATCCCCTTCAGGTCCAGGTCCGCCAGGTGCGACCCGATCACCTGCGCGTCCGCGCCCGCCACCAGGTACAGCGTCCGGTAGGCGTTCGCCACCCCGGCGTGCTCCGCCTCCATCATCGCGACGAGCTCGTCGAACTTGGTGCGGTCAATCGCCGGGATCCCCTTGACGACCAGGTTCGGCGTCGCGCCGTTCTCGAAGAACCTCAGCTGGTGCTCGGTCGCCAGCCGGTCAACCTGCATCTCCCGGATAGCCGGCGTCAGCCAGCTCATGCCCAGCCCGGTCATCTCCGGGTCCGGCAGCGGCGCCCAGTGCGCCACGTCCGCCGGCAGCAGCAGCCGCGGCTCCCCGTTGCCGATCCCCCGGTTCGCGTGCACGTAGCCGAGCAGCTCCGCGTCCAGCGCCCCCGACGGCCACTCCGGCTCCGTCTCCGACCCGTACAGGATCGCCGTCCAGTCCGGGCGCATCACCCGCAGCCGCCTGGGCTGCCGCAGCACGAACGCGTTCCCGGCCAGGCCCGCGTGCCACTCCATCCGCGACACCAGGTCCCCGGTCGTCCCGTTCGGCCACGGCTTCTCCAGCACCGCCAGGTCGCCGTTGCTGAACAGCCGCCGCGGCGTCCTCGGGTGCCACGGCGGGTTACGGAACGTGAACCGCGCCTGCGACAGCACCAGCGCCCGCACCATCTGCGCCGCGAACGCCGGCGGGCACTGCTGCAGCGCCGCCCGGTACCCCGGCAGCGAGTTCGCGATCTCCGCCGCCCGCGCGCCCGCCAGCGTCTGGCTCAGCCCCGACAGGCCGCCGAACGGGTACGTGACCCCGCCGAAGTTGAACTGGCCCGCCGACGGGATCAGGTACTGGCTGATCCAGTCATCGATCCCGAAACGGGCCTCATCGCCGTGCCCGCGCCGCGCCGCGCGGGCGTTCACCCGGTCAAGGACGCCCACAGATGGCCTCCCCGGCCTAGTTCAGTTAAGGTGCTCGCCTCTGCCCGGCCCTGGCCGCCAGCCAGCCCTCGATGACCGCCGACCCGCACCAGGCCACCGCCAGCCACGACAGCGCGCACGCCTTGAACGCCGCCCAGCCCAGCCCGAACAGCACCGCCGCGATCACGGTCAGCGCCGCCCGGCCGGGATGCGCCTGCCGGGCGCGGCGCTCGATGCGGTCCAGCGGCATCCGGCCAGCCACGTACGCCAACTAACGGCCCTCCCTCATCGCCATGATCCGAAGAACGCTGGCGCGTTCACCCCGTGCGTCATGAACCCGTGCCGCGCCAGCGTCACCGCCTCCAGCTCGGGCGAGTCAGCCCACGCCCACGCGTCCGACAGCGGCCGGGTCCCCGCCGTGGCCACCGCGTCATCGAGCGGCCCCTGCCCCAGGTGCCGCCACGAGCCGTTCTTCACGTCAGCCGCCAGCGCCCCGCACGCCTGCGCGTACTCGCGCATCCCCACCACCTGCAGCCGCCGCTTCCCCGGCGGCGGGTCCTTCCCCGCCGCGGCCGCCGCGAAGCCGTGCTCGATCAGCTCCTTCTCGAACGCCCCCGCCGCCGCCGCCGGGTTGATCACCAGCACGCACGGGTCCCAGGCCGCCGACAGCTCCAGCACCCGCGGGACCAGCCACCCGGTGCCCGGCTGCGGCGGGTCCGTCAGCTCCCCGTGATTCAGCCCGTCCGCGCGCCGCCCGGCCACCGCGATCGCTGACGACGCCCCGTCCCGGGCCACCGCGAACGCCAGCGCCACACGGCCCGCCACCTGCGACTCCGGGTCCGCGCGCGCCCGCCACAGCGCCGGGGTGATCCTCCGCGCCGCGGCCTCGTCCCAGATCCCCAGCGCCTCGCGCAGGAAGTCCTCCGCGGATAGCAGCTTCTTCAGCCGCAGGATCGCCCTCGCGGGCGTCCGCCTCGGGTACGACGGGTTCGCCTTCCGCCAGGCCGCCCGGTCATCCGGGCTGCTGCCCGGCGGCGCCGACATCTCCGCGTACAGCACGCCGCTGCTCTCGCCCGACAGCGCGTCATCGCGCAGCCTCGTGACCACCTCACTGGGGTCCGTCGGCTTCGGCGGCGTGCACATCATGATGACCTGCGGGTTAACCGCCTGGTTCATCGTCGGCGCCAGGTCCGACAGCGCGTGCTCCGTCAGGATCTGCGCCTCGTCGAGGATCAGCCGCCGCACCTTCGTGAACCCGCGGATAGCCCCCCGCTCGCGCGCGGCGAACACGATCCGCGAGCCGTTCCGGAACGGGATGCACTCGTTCCCCGCGCCCGTCGTTATCTCGTCATAGTCAACGTGCGGGCCCAGCAGCGGCGACCTCGCCCACGCCCGCATCTCGTTGAACGACTCCCGCGCCACCTTGAACCGGTGCGCCGTCCACACCGTCGTCGTGCCCGGGTTGATGATCGAGTCGGCGAACACCACCCCGCCGACGTCGAAGGTCTTGCCCACCTGCCGCGGGATCGACAGCAGCACCGTGTCCGCCGCGTACAGGCCGTTGCGCGACTTCGCCAGGATGCACCGGTTAAGGTCGCACTGCCACGGGTCGAACGTGATCCCGATCCGCCCGCACACCTCCCGCGTCGACGGGAAGCCGTCACTGGCGATCCCCCGCGGCAGGACGAGCCGCGCGGCCTCGGGCAGGAGCCCACTCCTCGTCGGGCGTTGCCGCCGCGTCGCCAATGTCATCCGCCTTCTCGGCCGCGTCCAGCGCGTCGATGTCCCTCGCGATCTCCAGCAGCCGCCGGGACAGGGCCGCCAGGTCGCGGGGCGGCGTGTTCTTGTTGTCGATGTCCGCCGCGATCCGGGCGCGCAGGGCCACCAGGAGGTCCCGCCGCGTCCCGGTCTCCGCGGCTGCCTTCACCGTCGCCGGCCTGCGCCTGGCCCGCGGGGCCGGCGCCTCGTCCGTGACTACCTTCAGTGAGCGGGGCGGCATTCAGGCCACCTCAATCTGTGGAAAAACGGCGTGTGTGTAAGGGTGGCTGCGGGCGGAGTCATAGGGGCCGGTGGCCGGACGGCCATACCCCCCCTACCCTCCGTCACCCGATGAGTGCAAGCTGTTGCGAGCCGCCGGTGCACTTGCGGCTGTTGCACAGGAAGTGCGCCAGCTGGACGTTGGCTCTTGTGTCGTCCTTGCTGATCGACCACGGCACGACATGATCAATCGTTGGCGCCCTCGGGTGCGGCACAGCCTTGGTCATCGCCACTCTGGCCTGTCGGCTGCGGCCCTCGGCGATGCAGATGCCACAGCGGTACCGGTCACGTGCCGCGATCTCGGCCAGCGTGTACGGCTCGGCCGCCATGCTCTCGCGCTTCCTGGCCCGTTCCTTGCGCCTGCGCTCTCTTCGCGTCTCGCTCAGGCAGTCATCGCACTTATTGCGGCTCGGCTGGATGCTGGCACCGCAAGGGCACCTGTGCTCCGTCACGCGGCGCGCCTGGTTCGACTTAGACCAGTTGAGCCTGCGGCCGTGATCGCGGCAGCATGTCCACGACCTGACGGTGCGGCCAACGAATAGCGTGCCGCACCATGCGCATTCCCTGATGTAGACCAGCGACATGGGCCACTGCTGCCGCTCTCTGTAAGCGTCATCACCCCGGCGCAGCTCCGCACCGCATGTCCGGCTGCATGTCCGCTGCGGCTTGTCGTGACGCGTGGGCTTGAACTGCTTGCCGCAGATCTCGCAGCTCTGCTCGGCGGTCACATGCGCTGACCGCTGCCGGTTCCCAAAGCTGGCCGCGCATGACCTGGAGCAGAACTCCTGGGGTAGCCGGTAGCTGGCTCGCAGGCCTTCTTGGAAGTCCTTCCCGCACCACTTGCACGACCTGGTGGCGCGCTCCTTGCGATGCACCGGCTGCTTGCGCCTGCACTCGCGGCAGACGATCTCAGCGCGCGAGGTGCGGGTCCGGTAGACCTGCCTGCCGCAACGCGCGCAGGCATCAAGGTTCGGCATCGGGGCTTCTCCTGGAATGCGGAAGCCCCCGTGCCAGGAGACACAGGGGCTTCCTGGCCGTCCTGATCAGGGACGGCTGATGGACAGGCTAGCTACCAGGCGCGGGACGTGGCGAACGGCCTGGCCTTGCGGGGCCGCATGCGGTTGCCGCGGCTGGCTCCCTCGGCACGGTTGTGCCTTCGGCAGGCGAGGCCGTCGAGGTAGCCGCCGTGCTCGTGGTCGTGCGGCAGGTCAAGGTAGCGGCGCGCGACGCTCAGCGGCCACCAGTTCATCGGCTCGTGGCCCATTGCGCACGCGTCGCCGGGCCGGTACTGCCGGAGGCGGCGCTCGCGCTCTGCCTGGTGGGCGGTGCCGTAGCCGCGTGCGGTGGTCTTGCCCTGGTAGCGCGGCACGGTGCACTCCGGAAATGCCTGTGGCCCCGGCTGCCGCCTGGGGCCACTTCACGAAATCTAGCTACAGTGTGCGCAACATGGCACCCGGTGTCAATTCACCGGGCCGTCGTCGCTAAGCGCGTCACCGCCACGGTACGCGGTGAACCCAGTTCCGCCGCATGCGCGGCACGGGCGGCGCAGGTCAGCGGACAGTAGCCCGCGCCGTCGCGCCTCTCGCGCCCAACGATGCGCGGTCGCGATGGGCACGTCGTAATCGTCGGCGACGACGGCCGCGTATGACGTCGGGTTGGCGGCGACGATCTCGGCTATGTCGTCATACGGGATGGCATTCCTTGCCGGCCTCACCGCCGCGCGCCTGCCTGTCGCTCGTCCCGCTGGCGCACCAGCTCCAGCACCTCGCCGAGCGCGTACCCGCCGCCGGGCCGCTCGGCGATCCGCTGGCGCGTCTTCCACATGCGGATGGTGCCGGCGGCGACGGGGTAGCCGGCGATCCGCAGGCGCACGGCGATCTCCTCCGCGCTGGCGATCACGTCCGCTTGCGCCGCCCGCTTCGCGCGGCTCTCCGCGATGCCCGTCGCGATCTCCCCGCACCCGCGGCACCGCGCGGAGTCGGCGCCGGGCGGGGCGAGCAGCTGCGCGCCGCATGCGGCGCAGTTCCCGGCCGGGTGGCGTTCGGGCGGCCCGTCCAGGACGCTGACGCACCGGCTCACGGTCACGTGGATCGTCTCGCAGATGACTGCGGCGCTGGGGCTGCGCCGGATGAGGCCGATGCGGCCGCCCAGCCAGCCCGCATAGCCGCTGATGGTGTCGGCAGGCCAGGCCAGCGGCGGGCGCATTACCAGCCGGACGCACCCGCACAGCCCGATGTGCAGCGCGTCCGCCGCCTCTGACGCCCGCAGGTCGACGGGCAGCGGCTGCTCGTCCCCGGTGCGCCGCCCGCCGCTGCCGTGGCGGAGCTGGCGGGCGGCGGCGTCGTCGAGGTCGCCGGCGATGGAGGCGGCCATGGCGAGGGCGGCGCGGAGGGCGTCAGCGCAGCCCGCGCAGATGACGGCCTGCGGGGACGGCGCGCCGCACCCGGCGGCGCACTCGGGGGCGGTCATGACGGCTTCACGGCTCAGTCCCGAACGCGTCCCGCCACATCTGGGCCGCGTCCGCCATCGCCTGCTGGTAGACGCTGGCGCGCGGCCAGTCCTTGCCGCATCGCGGGCAGTGGTGATCGCCCTCGTGACCCTCGCCCTTGTCGCAGGTGTGGGTGTTGACGGCCTTTGCCTCCGGCTCGTACTTGGCCGGGCACCTCGCTATCACGCCGCGCCTTCCGGCTGCGCCGTGCCGGCGGGCGCGGGCAGGAACTGCGGCTGCGGCGCGGCCTGCCTGCGGGCGATGACGGCGCTGCCGAGGTCGATGATGGCCTGGAACTCGTGGGCCTCGGCGCCCATCCCGGCCATGGTCATGATGACCTCGACGGCCTGGTCGGCCTGCGGGTTGAGCGCGGCGCGCTCAAGGACGGGCAGCATGCGGGCGAGGACGCCCTCCCAGCGGGACAGGTTGCCGTGCAGGGCGGTCATCAGCGTGGGGAACACGTCGCGGTGGCGCGGCTGCATGGCCTGCGGGCCGGTGCCGGCGGCGGCGTCCACGGCCTTGCGGGCGTCGTCTTCGATGCTCATGGTGATCTCCTGTCAGTTGCGGTCAGTTGCTGCTGGCGGGGTCGCGCTTCAGGAACCCGGTGCTGCCGCACGCGGCGCAGCGGAACCAGTCCTTGACGCCGCCGCCGGTCGGTGCCGTGCGGGCGTGCTCCATCGGGTCGCCGCACGGGCAGACGGGCTTGAGGTCGAGGGCGACCTGCTCCGCGCCGGGGTGCTCCAGGCCGTAGTGGGCCTCGACGAGGGCCATCTCCATGTCCTCGGGCGGCAGCCAGGTGCAGTGATGGCATTGCAGGCGCAGGCGGCTGGCGAGGTTGCCCAGCGGCGTCGCGGCGCTCATCAGCCCGCCTGCCCGGGGTGCGCGGCGAGCGGCCCCAGCCCCTCGGCATGGCAGGTGCCGCAGGTGCCGCCGGATATGTCCCAGGTGACGGTGCCGCCGCACTCGCGGTGCTGCCAGCGGGGGCGCTCGCCCGCCTCGCCGGGCGGCTCGCCGGCCCCCAGCGCCTTCGACGCGAGCGCGATGACGACCGTGTCGCCGGTGACGCGGATGATCTCGTACAGCGCCGAGCGGAGCTGGTCCGCGTCGTGGCCCCTGATGGCCGACTCGACGGCGATCGCCGGGATCGCGCCGCCGCCGGCCCTGGCGAGCGTCGCGGTCAGCGCGGCCAGCCGCTCGTACTTGACCTCGGTCGTGTGGCCGTCCCACGGTCCTGCGGGCAGCGCCTCGTTCATCTCGGCGTCGCGGGCCTCGACGTGGGGAAACAGCCCGGCGTCAGCCCTGGTGAGATGCCATGACATCTGCCCGGATGGCGCCTGGACGTAGATGACGGGCCAGTCGGGGTCGTGCGCGTCCGAGATGATCACCGACGGGTAGCAGGCGGCGAGGAACGCGACCAGGGCGGCGCGCTCGCGGTATGCCTTGTCGCGCTCGGCGCGCGCCTCGTCCCGCTCGCTGGCCAGCGCGCCGACCAGCAGGGCCTCAGCGCCCTCGGTGAGGTCATCGCGCCCGTACGCGGCCACGAGGGCGGCGTGGACCTCCTGCAGCCCGGCTTCGCACTCCTGGTACAAGCGGGCCGTAGCGCGGGCCTCGTCCCGCTCGCGCCGGTACCGCATGGTGACGTCCTCGCGGTCCTCGCCGCGCGCCCGGGGCAGCTCCGGCAGCCCGGCGCGCAGCCGGTGCCGGTTCAGGACGGTCAGCGAGATCCGGGCGGACCACCCGGACTGCGGCGAGGGCGAGAACTCCCCGCACAGCTCCTGGTAGCCGGCCAGGACGGTCCGGGTCTCGCGCATGGCGGCGGCCAGCTCGGGGGCGGCGTCACTGGTCATGGCTGACCTCCAGCCTCCGCAGCTCGCCGTGCGCGGCGAAGCAGTCCTGCACCCCGTTCACGGTCCAGTCCAGGTCCACGCGCACCCCGCGCGGGAGCCCGGGCGGGTCGACTTCCCGCACTGTCCCGGGGACCAGGACGTGACGCCCGTAGGGTGCGCTCTTGTCGGGCAGCGAGATCGTGACGCGGTCGCCCGGTGCCCAGGGGGCGGCCTCGGGCGGCGCGCCGGCGGGCGTCTCCGGGTAGACCTCGCTCACGACGGCTGGCCTAGCGCCTGGAGGAGCTGCCGGGCGCAGACCCGCTTCTGGCGCACGACCGCCTTGCGCTTGTCGTAGTGGGCCGCGCCGTCGGCGCCCGGTTCCATGCCGGGGTCGGCGTCGTCGGCTTCGGCTTTCCACTTCGCGGCGAGCGCGGCCAGGGCGAGGCGCGTTTCCCGCAGCGCCCCGGTCAGGTCGCTCGCCTGGTCGCGCAGCGCCTCGATGGTGGAGTCAGCCTCGGCCAGCTCCTCTTCGAGCTGGCCGACTTTGTCGCCAAGGACGACCGGCAATTCCTCGCTCATGCGCTTTTCCTTCCGGGCGCCTTATCGCGCCACATCGCGTTTTCCTGCTCAATCAGTCGCTGCTTGGTAATGGCGTCTACCTGCCGCTCAGTGGCGGGGTCCAGCTCGTCGCCTATGTAAAGCCTGACGAATAGCGCTATCCGCCACTGGTGCTCGGCCTTGCTGGCGGCGGGGACGGCGTACGGGCAGTCCGCCGCCCAGTGGCCGGGCTGGCGGCAGCGGTGGCACGAGCCGGTGCCGGGAATTGCCATTGACTTCCCCCGTTCCGCTTTTCCGCTCCCGGTCCGGCTCGCGCGCTTCCACGGAGGTTGCTCGGTCGGGACCATGGTTGTGGCTGGGTCGGTCTTGAAGTTCTGGTTAGGTCAAAACCAGCCCCCGTAGGGGGCTATAAGAGGTGCGGCCTGCGGAACACCGGTAATGAGTACCTGTGGATAACCCGGAACACCGGTACTCATTACCGGTGTTCGCCGGAGGCGCGGGGCCGGAACACCGGTACTCACTACCGGTGTTCGAGAGGTTATCCACAGGCCGGGTAACGGCTCCCCCCAGTCCGGCGGCCACATCGGAATGGCACCGATATCGTCTGGGAATGTCAGCCGGTATTCGTCCTCGCAGCCATTCCGGCCCGATTTCGACCCCTCCCGGTAGCGCCATACCATGCCCCAGTCCCGCATTTGCCGGAGCGCGTCGCGGACGGTCTTGTCCGACCGGATGCCGCTCGCCTTCATTAGCAGCGCCACCCCGGGCCGGATATCCGCGCCGGTCCTGAAGTCGGCCCAGTTCAGCAATGCGAACCCGGTGCCCTTTACTGCCGGGGTGGCTATTACCCGCGCCCATGCGGGCGTCCACGTGCCCGGGCTCACGGCGGTCAGCCCGTCCGGCGGGTCCGGGGGAAGCGCCTTGCGCACTCACGTCGTCCTGTCTCCTCTAGATGGCCTGCGCGTCGAACAGCGACGCCTGGGCGAACGGGCGGTTGGACCACGGCACCTCGGCGCGGTGGCCGTTGCCCGCGCGCGAGTTGCCGGTGTACGCGCCGATCTCGCGGCGTCCCCATCCCGCGTACAGCTCGTCGTACAGCGGCGAGCCGTAGCCGGACAGCACCACGGCGGCGCGGGCCTCGAGGAGGGCCGCGGCAAGCTCGCGGTGGTCGTCCCCGGTGCGCAGCTCGTGCCGGTAGGACGGGCCGCGCCCGGCTGATGACCGTGATGACTCCAGGTACGGCGGGTCGGCGTAGATGAGGACGTCCTCATGCCGGCCGTAGCGGCGGATCAGCTCCAGCGCGGGCAGGCACTCCAGCGAGACGCCGGCGAGACGCGCCGCGGCCGGGGCGAGCCGCGAGCAGTAGGCCTCGAGGTAGCCCGGCATGGAGGAATGGGAGCCACGCGGGTCCTGGTAGTACCGCCAGCCGGTCAGGTGGTGCAGCTGGCCGCTTCGCCCCTGGGTGAGGCGCACCCACACGCGGCGGGCGCGCTCCAGGTCATCGGCGGCCGGCTGGTACGCCTCAAGGTGCTCGGCCCGCGCGTGGGGCGTGAGGGCGCATGCCCGCTCCAGGTCGCCCGGGCGGTCGCGCAGCACGCGCCAGAACGCCACCAGGTCCCCGTCAAGGTCGGAGACGGTCTCCATGGGCGCGCGGGGCTTGGCGAGCAGGACGGCGAGGCTCCCGGCGAACGGCTCCACGTAGTGCTCGTGCGGGGGCAGCAGCGCGGCCACCTGGGCGGCTATGCGGGTCTTGCCGCCGAAGTAGGTGAACGGGGGCTTCACGTTGCCTCGTCCTCCTGCTCGCGCCGTGCCGCGTCTGCCGCCGCGTCCGCCTCGTCGGCGGCCTGGTCGGCGGCGGCGAACGCGGCGCGCAGCTTGCGCTCCAGGTCCTTTGACGGCTCCGGCTCGCGGCGGAACGGCCACTTCACGCCGCGCTCCACGGCGGCGGCCCGAACACGCGCTCGTCCGGCCCGTAGGGCGCCGGCGCGGCGTCGAGCAGCCCGCTGGCCACGGGCGGCAGCGGGACGGGCGGCGGCAGCGCGGGACAGGCCGGGACCTCGGCCTGGTAGACGCGGGCGCTGATCCGGCTGTCGCTCCGGTTGAACAGGCTCATCAGTCAGTCCCCCGAGATCGAGTCGCCGGAGCGGGCGCGGGCGGCGAGCGCGTGGTAGGGCAGCTCGCCGAGCCGCTCGGCGCGGGCGGCGTCCATCAGGATCGCGGCCTCCTCGGCGGCGGCGCCCGTCACCGGCTCGATGGCACGGATGCGCGCCTTGGGCACGGTGACCTCGTACCGCACGCCTTCCTCGTCCACCTCGTACGTCGTCTCGCAGCTGCCGGTGTCCAGCCGCACGATGGCGTAGCGGACGGCCTCCGGCTCGGCGATCAGCTCGGCGGCGATGGCGTGCAGCCCGTTGCCGTGGTCGGTCTTGGGCAGGGCGGCGCTGATCTTGGCCTCGCTGGCATGGCTCATCGGATCTTCTCCAGTTGGTTTCGTATTCGCCCTGACCGCCAGTCGCCCGGCGTCCAGACGGCCCAGTCGGCGCCGGCCAGGATGAGGGCGCCGCCGATCTCCTTCTGGCCGTCGCGGAGCTTGTCCGGGGGGACCTTCAGCTCCCGCCACAGCACGGCCGGCGGCGCGCCGTCATGCTGGCGGCCGATGATCAGCAGGTCCGGGAGGCCTGCCTTGTTCTTGCGGCTGTCGGTGTCGTGCCACCAGAGGATGCCCATCCAGTCGCACAGGTCGGTGACGGCCTTCTGCAGCCCCGCGTGGGTCATGGGCAGCTCAGCCATCGCTTGCCGCCGGGAACTCGCGGACGCGGAGGTCCTCGGGCCACCGGTCCCAGTCGCCGCCCTTCGGCCCCGCGCCCAGCTGGCGCCCGAGCACGGACCCGAGCTGCTTGACGTGGACGGGCAGCTCGCCCGCCTGGCACTGCCAGACCAGGGAGCGCGCCCACTCCAGGTCCATCGGCCGGGCACCGGGGCCTGACTCGCCGCCGATGATCAGCCAGTCGATGGCGCACATCCCGGTAAGGTCAACCGGGCCGAGCAGCGGCTCGGCGGAGACGAACCTGATCGCCGCCGGAGTGTGAAGCAGCCCGGGGATGCGGAGGTTCGCCCAGTGCTGGTCCTCGGCAGAGACGCCGAGCCAGACGTTCGGGAGGGGCCATGGCGCCCCCCAGTGGGCGAGGTTGTCCCGGAATGAGGGCCGTGATAGCAGCGCCTTCATCCGGGCGTGGCGCTTGGTCAGCAGCTGGAACGTGTGCTGCTGTGCCCTGGCCATCACGGAGAACGCCTCTGCGATAAAGGAGTCCGGCACGTCCTTGTGGAACAGGTCGCTCATGGAGTTGACGAACACCCGCCTCGGCCGCTTCCACCGCAGCGGCTGGTCTAGCCGCTCGGGCCGGAGCTGGACGTCGAACCCGTTCTCGAAGTGGTGGCCGGGGATGCCGCGCCACCGGTTGGCGAACGTCTCGGCGTAGCAGTGGTCGCAGCCGGGCGAGACCTTCGCGCAGCCGGTGACGGGGTTCCAGGTGGCGTCGGTCCACTCGATTTTCGAGGCGTCAGCCATCGCCCGCCTCGCACAGCTCGTAGTGCAGTGGCGACACCTCCGGCTCCAGGCAGGTGACGCAGGTCCCTTCCGGCAGGATGGCCGCGAGCAGGGCGCGGCCGTCCAGCGGCGCCCGGCGCGGGTCGCGGGCCGTGCCCGGCGCGGGGCTAGCCACCGTCCCTCCCCTGGCACGCCGTGCCCTCCGGGTGGTCCCGCTCGCACAGCGGGCAGGGGCTACGCACCGGCCACCGCCTCCCCGGCCGGGACGCGCGCCGATCCCGGCTCGCATCCCTCGTCGCGCTCGCCGTTGCACGGCTGCTCGTGCGGCGGCGGGTCGATCTCGTGGTCGCAGTGCCCGCAGCAGGCGTAGGAGCTAGGCACGGGCCACCGCCTCCTGGTCGTCCGCGCGCAGCATGGCGTCCACGGTCGCGCCGAGCGCGGTGGCGAGCGCGTGAGCCACGCGCAGGCTGCACCCCTTGCGCCCGGCCTCCATCTCGCAGATCATCCCGGGGCTGACGCCGGACGCGGCCCCGGCGGCCGGCGTCCACCCCTGGCAGCCGCAGTCCTCGCATGGCGCGCCGGGGCGGCTGCCGTCGTGCCGCGCCTGCGGGTGGCCGCAGTTCAGCCGGATGCACTGCGCCGCGGGCTGGCCGGGCATCAGCGCCCGGCCGATCACCTCGTGCAGCCGCTCGGCGTCCGCGCGGCCCAGCTCCAGCACCATGCTGCCCAGCCGCAGCGCGATGCCGTCGCCGCGCGGGCCGGCCTCCAGCACCGTCCTGCGCTCACTCGCCACCGGAGGGCACCTCCCCGGTCCTGAGCATCACGTCGACGTCGGCCGGGGTGGCGCACTTCGCGAGCCGGGCCGCGAGCGCGGCGGCCTCCTCGACGGTGATGCCGTCGATGCCCGTGACGGCGCGGTCCACGGCCTGGGTGAGCACGTCCATCTGGGGCTGGTAGGCGACGATCCCGACCCGGTCCAGGTGCCAGGTGACGGCGTCGCGCGGGTCCTCCGGCGGCGCTTCCTGCCGGGCCTGCTGTCCCCTGGGCCGGCGTGGCGCGGGCTGCTGCGGCTCATCGACGATCTCGGCGTCGACGACGTCGGGCGCGGGGGCAGCGGGCGCGGGGGCAGCGGCAGCCGGCGGGGCGGACAGGTTCACCTGCTGGCTGACCTCGGCCGCCGCGCGGAGCTGCTCGCGCCGGTACTCCGCCGAGGTGGGGACGAAGTGCTCCAGCCGGTGGATGACGGTCTTGAGCGCCATCCGGTCATACCACTGGTTCCACGGGCTGTCTGGCCGGGACGCGCCCTTGGATGACGCGCGGACCTCGTCGATCTCGGCCTTCGAGTAGACGATGACCTTCGACGTCGCGCCGTCCTTCATCACCGCGTAGGCGTACGCGCCGATCAGGCCGCCGCGGTCGCCGAACCAGTCGGGGGCGTGCTCGGGGCGGTCCATGTCGGTGGTGTAGCGGAAGTGGTCGCGCTCGCGGACGATCTCGGCCTTGACCGAGGCGACGGCCCCGGCCCGGTAGATCAGCTCGATCTCGCCCTTGTAGTCGGTGATGCCGGTGATGTCGACGGTGCCGTTGCGGGTGTTCTCGAACGGCACCAGGTGGTAGGTGTCGCCGGGGACGAGGCCGAGGCGGGCGCACTCGGACAGGGCGACGGTGAACGCGGCCGGGGCGCGGACGGCGGCGGCGGCGAGCTTGGGGTTCTTGCGCAGGTAGCCGATGGACAGGGCGACGAACGCGTTGGCGTCGACGTGGGACGGGACGATGGTGCGGAACCAGTCGCGGGACTGGCGGACGAGCTCGGCGGCGCCGGAGTCCCTCTTGGCGACGGCGTTACTGACTGTCTGTGTCACTTGACGTCCTTCTTCGGCTTGGCCGGGGTCAGCTTCGGCTCCGGCTTGGGCGGCTTGGTGTACTGCGCGGCGATGGCGGGCTGCTCGGCGCGCAGCCGCTCGGTGTCGATGCGCCTGGGGTGGCTGACGGAGCGGGTGGCGATGACGGTGCCGCCACTGCCGTCGAGGTCGGTGCATGCCTCGATGGCGCGGCGGCCGTTGCCGATCGCGGCGAGCATGCGGGCGGTCATCTCGTCCTTGCGCCGCTCGGCCTCCTTGAACCGGCGGCAGGCGGCGCGGTACTGGATGGCCAGCGACCGGCGCACCTCGACGTCGCCGTCAGGCTCGCCCGCGTACAGCGTCTTCAGCGCGCCGATGGTGGCCGGCCGCCAGTCGACCTCGGGCGGATCATGGCGGTCGAGGCGATCGAGGAAGTCGCGGGCCTCGTCTTCCATCAGGGCGAGGTCGGCCTCGGCTGCGTCGTCGATGACGCCCTCGTACCAGCGGGCCTTCCACCGGTCGGCATTGAAGCAGGCGGCGTGCCAGCGGGTGACGCCCATGACGCGGCACTGCCACAGCACCTGGGCGCGGTAGTGGACGGGTATCTCGTCGGTGCCCGGCTCGCCCCAGTCGGGGCTGCCGCCGTCGACCTTGCACTCCAGGACGGCGCCTTCCGTTCCCTTGAGCCACTGGGCCGGGTCGATGGGGTTGACGTTGACGAGCCTGTCCGGGGTGGCGAGCTGCCAGGCGCGGTCACGGTGCGCGTACAGCTGGCGCCCGTTGCCGGTGACGATCCACTCCGGGTGCAGTGCGGCGAACTTCTCCGCGATGACCGGCTCGAGGACGCGGCCCTTCTCCATGACGTCGGAGTCGTCACCGGCGGGCAGGATGCCGAGCTTGCGGTGGTAGAGGCCGTAGGGGCTGTCGTACGGGGACAGGCCCATCAGGACGGCGATCTCGGAGGCGGTGACGCCCTTGCGGCGGGCGGCCAGCCACTCCTCCTCGGACGCGGTCGGGATCAGGACGGCGCTCACCAGTCGTCTCCTAGCGCGGGGTCAGGGTCCAGGTCGCCGAGGCCGCGCCCGCGGCAGATGACCTCGGTGGCATCCGGCGCGGGCCGCGCGGCCATGTACGCGGCGTGCCGCCACTCCGGCGGGGCGATGACGAGGTCGCCTAGCGGCAGCTGCTGCGTCGTCCCGTCGCGGGGCAGCGGCGGTATGCCGCCCTGGCCGTCGCCCTTGTCCCACAGGTCCCGCAGCACCCACCCGCCGATGCACGCGAGCACCGCGACGGCGATGCCGCCGCAGCCGAGGACGGCGATCGTCCAGGCGAGCGGGGCCAGCGGGCCGGTCATGATGCCCTCGGCGAGCACCTTCGTGCCCTTGCCGTCGCTCATGCCGCACCTGCCAGCATGCCGCGCAGCAGCCGGGCCGTCTCCGGCCCTGTCGCCCGCTCCGGGATCTCCGCCGTCCTGTCGCGCCAGGCCTCCCATCGCCGGTAGGACGGGCGCACCAGCGCGGACCCGCCCGCGACGGGGAACGCGAGCGTCTCCCGCCCGGCGAGCCGCCGGGGCATCGCGGGCGCGCCGTCGCGGGGAACCGTCCAGGTGGCCGGCTGCCCCCCGGGGAACTCAGGGGCAGCCGGTCCCCCGGGCGCCGCAGCCCGGAGCCTGGGCGGGACGGGCGGCGGGGCGGCCATGGCGAACGGCCCGCTCAGCCGCCACCCCAGCTCGCTGAGCCAGCTCCCGGCCGCGAACGTGGCCCGCCGGGCGCAGAGCCGGCCGCCGGCGGCCCGCAGCAGGTTCTTCGCGGCGCGGCGCAGCGCGCGCACCCACGTGTCACGCCGGGACTGCTGTCCCGGCCCGGACCGCGCCGCGTTGCGAGCACGGCGGGTCTCCGGGCCGGGGCAGTCCTGAGGTGAGGCCCCTGCCCCGGGGACGGGGATCGGCGGGGCAGGGGCCTCGGGCGCGCCGTCCGCAGGGGAACGGCCGGGCGCGCCGCCCGCCGCCGGGAATAGGCGGCGGGGGTTCAGGGGAAGGCGGGCGAGCCAGGCGCGCAGGGCGTCGCGGCGCTGCCCGTCCAGGCGGTGGCGTCCGGCGGTCATGACTCCTCCAGGCGCGCGGTGAACGCGAACGGCTCAACGGGGCGGCCGTTGTCGAAGCGGTCGATGAAGGACACCGCAGCCGGGGGCAGCGGGTAGGCGGCGTACGGCACGTGCGCGGCGCGGTTCTCGTAGAGGGAGACCTGCAGCCGCTCTTCGCCGATGCCGGCGTCCTCCGCCATCAGGAAGCCGGCGAAGCCGTCGCCCAGCGCCCGGAGCGCCGCGAGCGCGATAGCGCACTGGCACGCGCTGGCCGGGGTGCCCAGCCGGATGTCTTCCGCGGTGACCTCGATCACCAGCTCGGCGGGGGCGGTCACCGCGCGGCCCTCGTCCCCGCGCGCTCCTGCGCGTCGATCGCCTCGGCACTGGCGGCCTCGGCAGCGCCCCAGCCGTCAGCCTCGTTAGGGTCCTCATCATCCCCGACGATGACGGGCGTCCCGCCGTTGATCGCGGCGTCGAGCACGCCAGCCGCCATGGCGGTGCGCGCGTCCAGCACGGCGGGCGGCGCGTCATGCCAGCGCCAGCCGTCGCAGTCGTGCTCGCCGCCCTCGTGCGGCGGGAGCTTGCAGGAGCGCCCGTCGCGGGCGGCGCCGCACAGCGCGGCGGCCGTGGTGACGTCGCCGTGGGTGTCGCACCACGACGGCCGGCCAGCGGGCCAGGGGTCCGGGGCGGTGAACGTGCAGCCGCAGGACAGGCGGCTGACGACCTGGCACCGGGTGCCCTCGTCGTGGCCGCCCGCGCACCAGTCCTCGTGGGCCGGGGGAGCGGCGACGGTGCCCGGGGCGGTGACGGCCGGGTCGTCCAGTCCCGCGCCGGGCACGTTCGCGAGCGCGGCGGCGGCCTGCGGGTGCGCGGCCCAGAAGGCGTCGCGGTGCTCCGGCGCCGGCTCGCGCCAGGCGATCTCGCTGGACTCGCCGTCGTCCGGCAGCGCGCCGATGAGCAGCATGCACTCGTTGACGTGCCGCCTGATCTCGGCGCGGGACCGGAACTTGATCAGCGAGGGCCTGCGGTCGGCGGCCGAGCGTGACTCGGCGTCGAGCACGACCGGGACCTCGACGGCGACGCGGGGCGCGGCTGGCAGCTCAGGCATCTGACGGCTCCTCGTCCAGCGGGTGCTCTTCGAAGTAGCGGGCCTGCGCGATGGCGGCGTCGCTGATGGCGGGCGGGTCAGCGTGCAGCCCGTCGTCCTCCGGCTTGCCGCACAGCTGGCACCTGCCCTTCCACAGGTGGTCACGGCCGTGCGGGGCCTCCATCTCGGCGCGGTAGCGGAGGATCTTCTCCTTGGCGTCGGCCGCCGCCCTGATGAGCCGGTCGCAGTCATCGGGGCGGACGTCGTACAGCTGGAAGGCGCCGTCCTCGTCGAGGCTGATGAACGCGCGCGGGTCGCCGTAGCCCTTGGTCACCCGGACGGCGTAGTCGCCGCTCTCGCGGGTGCTGGGCTCCGGTCCTCGTACTTGCATGTGGATCTCCTCCGTTATCGTTGGGTTGACCCGGCGAGCGGATCTCCCGCCGGGTGCCGCCTCCCGTGCTAGCGGGGGGCGGCGCTTGCTTTAGGCGGCCTGCGCCCCGTGCGGGGCGAGCAGGTGCAGGTACGGGGCGAGGATGGCGGCGGCGGCGTCGGCCTGCGCCTGGGACAGCGGCGGCGCTCCGGCCGCGCGCTGCTCCCGCCACAGCGCCGCGCCGGCTGCCTCGACGTCGGCGAGGGTGCGCAGGGCGGCGCTCACGACGCGGCCCGCTCGGTCGCGGCCTCGGTGACCTCGAACAGCTCCTCGAAGGTGCCGTCGAACCTGGCCATGCAGCCCGCGATGAACTCCTCGCCGACTGGCGAGCCGGACAGGGCGCGGTACAGCGTGGGCTCGGAGACGCAGACGTGCGCCGCCTGCAGCACGCGGGCACCGAGTTCCCGTCGCGCTACCCACGCATCCCAGGCATCGCGCCTGAGCCGTACCACCGGGGAGGCAGTCTCTGTCATGAGAGAGAGACTAACTCTCTCTTGCCTGAGATGCAAGCGGCATGCGCTGGCAGCAGGGCGGTGACAAGCGACAGGGCACCCTGAGGGGCAGGGTAGTTCACGCGCGAGAGATGATTACAGTCCTGTAATCTTCGCCACTATTGACTCTCACGCGCGAGAGACGTTTATGATTGTGCGCATGAGACAGAGGTGGGATCGCTCCCGCGTAATAGCGATCCTGAAGGGCTTGCGAGATGACAAGGGCATCAGCGTCACGCAGATGGCCGCGATGGCCGGGGTCTCGCAGCCGCAGACGGTCTACCGCTGGATGGGCGAGGGCGGCGTGCCCGCGCCGCAGCCCAGCCGCATCCCGGTCCAGGACCTCGCCTGGGCCATCCTGCCCCGCTATCCCGAGCTTGCCCGCGACCTGGTGAGGGCCGCCGGCCACCCGTGGGAGGACCCGCCCGAGCTGCCCCCAGAGCCGCTGGTCGCGCCCGAGCTGGCCGCCTCGCTGCGCCGCTACGCCCCCGACGAGGCCGACGAGATCATCGCCGAGCTTGAGCGGGTCCGCGCCGCACGCCGTGCCGCGCCGCCCGATAGCCAGGCCGCCTGCTAGCCGTCCCGCTTGCCGCGCGGGTGCAGGTCAACGATGCCCCCCACTAGCAGCTGCTCTAGCCGTGCGTACTCCGACGCGCGCTGCTGCCCCAGCCGCGCGTACTCTTCGGCGCGCTCCCTGGCCAGCCGCATCAGCAGCAGCGCCAGCCCGGCGATGCTGCCGGTCGACGCGACCGTCAGCAGCAGCAGCTCCAGCCGCGCCGTCCACAGGACGGCCGCCGCCGCGGCGAGCGGCCACGCCGGGACCATCGCCCAGCTGAGCACGCGGAGCATGGCCGTCAGCAGGCTCACGGGCATTGCCGGTTCCCCCTCTGTAAGCGATTGCAGGGCGCGGGCCATGCGCTGTGATAGGACGTTATCCCCGCGTCTTTCCCGGTTGCAATAGTTTCCGTGCAATTTCACGGGAAGCATGCGCTATCGTCAGGGAAAGGGACGCCTAGCCGCGCCATGCGGGCATAACGGGGAGCATCCATGTCACAGCAGCACGCGCAACCGGGGGAGCCGCCGCGCCGCCGCCGGGTGGAATGGGCCGCGCTGGCGGTGGTCACTGCGGCGGTCATCGCCGTGGCCGCCGTCATCGCCGTGGCGACGCAGGCGTCGAAAAACAGCCCGCCGCCTGCCGCGGTTTTCTCTGCCACGGGCACGCGCGCTGCCACGGCGCCAGCCGGGGCCAGCACGCCAGCCGGCTGCGCCCAGGCGCCTGCCGCCGTGACAGCGGCCAGGGAGCGCGTCAATGCCCAGGACTACGCTGGCGCCACCGCGCGGATCAGTGACCTTCGTGACACGGCGCACGGCAAGGTCGCGATAGACGCGGCCTTCGCGGCGACCGATCTCGCCTTCCTTAACTATGACGCGACCGCCGGCAACCCCGTCTACCAGGACCTCAAGGACGTCACGGCCGCCCTGGATGCCCTTGACGCCGACTGCCGGGCCTAGCCCGCCCGCTCCACGCGGACGTCGCACTCGCGGAACCCCGGCCCGCGCCGGGACGCGGGCAGCACGGTCACCGTCACGGTCGCGCGCACCAGGGCGCGGCGGACGTCCAACGGCAGCCCCCGGAACGCCTCCAGCGTGATCCCCTGGTACTGGCGCGCCAGCCGCTCCCGCGCGGACGTGCCCGCGGCCTCGCGGAGTTGCGCCATCCGCCGCTCGATGCCGTCGAGGCGCGCGTTGAGCAGCCGGGACCGCCTGGCGCTCGCGCGGTAGTCCGCCAGCTGCGCCTCCGCGTCGGCCTGCTCAGCCTCCAGCGCCCGCCACTCGGCGGCCGCCGCCGGGCTGGCGGGCAGCGCCGCCGGAGGCCCGGCGGGATCGGCGAGCGCCTCCGTCACGTAGCCGGACACGTAGGCGTCCAGCGGCTCCGCCGCGCGCCGCAGGTGGTGGGCCGGGCACGTGTAGGCGCTGTAGCCCTCGCCGGAAGCCCCGGTGGACAGGGGCGCGCCGCAGCGGCCGCAGGCGGCGATGCCGGACAGCAGCCAGCGGCGCGCGTTGGTCGGCCGCGGGTTAGCGCCGGCGATCCGGCCGCCTACGACGCGCAGCGCCTCCCACTCCTCCCGCTCCAGGATCGCCGGCCACGCCGCCTTGCTCTCCCCGTCGGGCATCAGGCCGGCGTAGCGCGGGTTGGCCAGCCAGTCGCGCACCCGCTCGGCCGTGACCGGCGCGCCGGACGGCGCGGTCCAGCCGCGGGCGGCGAGGCTCGCCGCGACGGAGCGGCGCGACTCCCCGGCCAGCACGCGGCGCGCCATCTCGCGGATCACGTCGGCCTCGGACACCTCGGCGCGGGTGACGGCGTCGCACCGGCAGGCCGGCCACAGCCGCAGCCCGTCGGGCGCGAAGCCCATGCGCCGGCCGCCGGACACCGCGGCCTGCACGCGGCCCTCCAGCGCCCACCGCTGGTACTGCGCCTTGCGCCGGCGGCTCGTGTCGTCGGAGGACTTGCACTGCGCGGCCGCCTCGATGCGCAGCACGTACCGGTCCTCGGCGCTGTCGAGGTCCTTGTCGCCGGACACGGAGATCACCCGGACCCTCCTGGAGTCGGCCAGCTCGATGAGCGTCTCCAGGTCGCGCGGCTGCCTGATCATGCGGTCGCCGTGGTAGGTGATGATCACGCCGACGCGCCCGGCGTCGACGTCGGCGAGCATGGCGTCCCAGCCTGGCCGCTTGCGGTTGCGCGCCCACGCCGAGCGGTTGTTGTCGCAGTAGACGGACTCCTCGCGGACCGGGATGCCGCGGGCGGCGGCCAGGCTGCGGGCGATGCGCTCCTGGTCGCGGACCTTGGTCTGGTCGTGGTCGAGCGCGTATGACATGCGGGTGTAGATCGCCGCCAGCGCGGCCTTGTCAGCCATGCCGTGGAGTGTACTACCATTCGCGGGCCAGAGTTGTGGCACGCGGGCTGTAGTACATACTCAGGCGACGAACGTGCCCTTGCCCTGGACGGACTCGATGAGGCCGCGCTCGCGCAGCCAGGCCATGGCGGCGCGGACGGTGCCCAGGGCGATGCCCCAGTCGTCGGCGAGGTCGCGCTCGGCGGGGAGCCGCTCGCCGGGCGCGAGGTCCCCGCTGGCGATCGCGGCGGCGATGTGGTCGGCGGCCTGCCGGTAGACCGGCACCGGCGACGACGGGCTGAGGCCAGGGCGGCTCAATGGCATGCAAGGGACCATAGACCATAGTTTACCTGCGGAAACATCCAAGATTCTCCCTGGTCCTTTATGAAGGACTAGAGATGACGTACGATGCCGGTAGCGCCGCCGGGGCCATCGCGCGGCGCTGCCGTCCCCGTCCCGCGCGCGGGGGCGGCCCGGAGGCGAGGAGGCGGTTAGCATGCCGGTCAGCGGCGCGGTGCCGTTCAGCGACCAGCGCCACGAGGTGATCCCCGTTAAGGGAACGGTCGTGCAGGCCCGGCCCGGGAACCTCCCGGCGGACCTGATGAGCCCCGGGCACTATCCCGTGGAGGCGACGTGCGAGGGCTGCGGGCAGGTCGTGCGGTCCGAGCACGTCCATGCCGGGTGGACGCACACGGGGCGGAAGCCGGGTGAGCCGTCGTGACGGGGCGGCTGCTCGCGTTGGCGCGGGCGGTGATGCGCCGTGACGTGCTGCTGAGGCTGGCGGGGCTGGCGGCGGTCTGCTCGGTCGTGGCGCTGGTCACGCTGCTGCTGCTCGCCGCGGGGAAGGTGCCGTAGGGTGGCCGTCCCGCAGCGGGCGGGACGGCAGCGGGTGAAGGGATGATCATGGCTGACGAGTGCCCGCAGGGCGGGGACCACGATCCCGAGTGGCGTGACTGCCAGCCGCCGGACTATCACTGCTCCAAGTGCGGGATGTACCTGGGGCCCGCCTAGCGGGACAGCGCCAGGCCGGGCCGCTAGGCTGATCCCGCGCGCTCTGCGCACAGCCCCCGGAGGACCCTGTTGGACGCTGCCGTCATGCCGCTGCTGGCCCGCGCGGCGCTGCTGGCCCGGCTGGAGCGGTGGGACACGCTGGACGAGCGGGAGCGGGATGAGGTGCGCGCGGGGGAGGCGCTGCTGACGGCACTGGCCGGGTCGCGCGGGGGCGAGGGAGGATGAGGGCATGGACGTGACCGAAGTGCCAGACCCGCTGCCCTTGCGCAGCATCCGGGTGCCGCCTGAGGTGACCGCTGTCACCGGGTGCACCTGCGGGGGCGTGGAATGGCACCGCGCCCAGGGCGCCTACGACCCGCCCGGTTCCGGGTGCGCCATCTGGTCGCTGCCGCACGGGCAGGCGCAGGCAGCCGTCGATGAGGCGCTGGCCAGGGAGCGGGAATGGGGAGCGGCGCTTAACGCCCGGCTGCGCGCGGCGCTTCCCTAGCGCGCCGCTAGCGGGCACGGCGGCGGCGCTGGCCAACGCGAAGTCGCCTCAGCCGCTTGCGGTGGTAGTACCCCCGTGCTAAGGTGGTAGTACCACCAAGCGAGAGGGGACGGGAACATGAGCGAGGCCATCATCACCCCGGAGAGCGAGACGGCAGTCGAGGGCGCGCGGGTCAGCATCGACAGGTACGGCGTCGTGCGCCTCGTCGTCTCCCCGCATCCTGACCCGGAGAACCCGGCTACCAAGTGGAACTTCGGCATAGCGGTCCACTGGATGGACAGTTACTGGCATGTCGACTACACCGACCACGAGTCCCGGGTACGGCCCGCGAGCGACCACTGGCGGTCCTGGACCGTCCGCCACGGCGACGTTCCCGAGGATGAGCAGATGGCCGTCGCCGAGCGCGAGGTGAAGGTCGCGCGCGCGGCGCTTCGGCGCGCCGAGGCGCGGCTAGCCGAGCTACAGGATGCCTAACCGGCACAAGCGGGCACCCCTGACGGTGCGGGTGCCCGCCGACGTCGAGGACGCGGTGCGCGAGCAGGCTAAGGCGCGGGACATCTCGGTCGGGCAGGCCGTCACCGAGGCGCTGAGAGCGTGGCTGGCGGCGGTCGCCAGCGGGAGAGGATGAGGGGCATGGACGACAGGCAGCACCCGGTGACGCGGGCGATCAGGGAGCGCATCGAGGCGCACGAGGGATCGCCTGCCGGCCAGTGGTACGTGGACGAGAACTGCATCGACTGCGCCGCGGGCGAGTTCTGGGCCGTCGTCGATGAGGCAGTGCGCGCCAGCCTCGCCGGGCCTGAGCCGCGTACTGGCGAGTGGGCGCAGGATGCCAGCGGCGAGCCGGCCCTGCGCGCCGGGAGCGACATCACGGTGACCAGCCTGACCGACTAGCGCGCCGCTAGCGGGCACGGCGGCGGCGGTAGGCTGGCAGCAGGCCCCATGGCGGGCCGAGGGTTAGGTGCTTTAGCAGTGCGGGCTTACGGGGGCGCTAGCCACGTCCACTGGATCGGCCCGCTGGATACGGGACGCCACGGCCCCGCAGGGGGCACCGAGTTCGAATCCGGGCGAAGCCCTTAACGCGAAACAGCCCCCGCCCGGATTCGTCCGGGCGGGGGCTGTCGGCTATCTAGTTTCTAGATAGTCAGGGGCGGTACTGGTAGTCCTCCGGGGGTGCCTCAACGCTGCCGGTGCTAGCGACGGGCAGCGTCTTGGTCGCGCCGCTCGTGAACGACACGGCATGCACGTCGTGCCCGGCAACGCGCAGCTTGCCCGCGAAGTCACGGGCCATGCTGTCAGCGTCGTCCTCGCGCCCGTTGTCGTGGATGCCGTGCCCCTCGATGTGGATAACCCAGTGACCCATGGTCTTCCCTTCCTGGTCTTTCCTGTTTCGTCCCGGCTAGCCGACGGCCAGCCACGCGGTGAACGCGCCGTCGCGCGCCTGGGCCCGCCACTGGTGCGGCCCCGGCCCGGACAGCGCCAGCTCCGCGCGCGTCTCGCTGGTCAGCCCCTGGCGGACGACGCCCTTGCCGTCCCGCCACTGCCAGCGGTAGTAGTCCGCTCCCGGCACCGGGTGCCACGATACGTTCGCGGCGGTCGCGGTCCCGGACGGCGCTGACGGCGCGGGGACCGGCGCGGGATGGACCGGGGAGCGATGCGGCCAGGCCGCGTCGTAGACCGCCGAGATGTCCCACGCCGAATCGCTCTCGTACTGCTTGGCGGCGAACCGGGCGGCGGGCAGCCCCGGCACCGCAGGCTCAGCCGGCGACCGGTCGTACTTCGCCACCCAGATGTCGTAGTCGCGGCCCAGGATCAGGTGCCCCGTCGCCTGGCGCACGGCGGGCACGACGGACAGCGAGCAGTAGACGGTAGGCCGGTACAGCCCGGCGGCGTGCCGCCTCGCGATCCAGCCGGGCGCCTGCGCCGGCGTGGCGTCGCCCGTCTCGACGTCCAGGACGTCGCCGCCGTCGAAGTCGGCGCGCACCGCGATCTTCACGTGGTCGGCGTGCGGGAACAGGTCCCACTCCGCCTGCGACCAGGCGTACCTGCCGTCGGCGTACCCGGCGACCTTCGCCAGGTTCGGGAACTGGCGGGCAATCCCCGGCGCGAGGGAGTTGACGCCGTCGTACATGGTCTCGGTCACGGCGCTCAGCCCCCCACGTAGGCGAGGACCGTGACGACGGCTATCGCGACCACGGCGGCCGTGAGGAGCGCCGCGCACCAGCCGGGGAAAGTGACGTTCATCGTGGACTCCTCAGACCCTTTCCGGCCAGTGCCAGGTGCCCCCGGCGTGACCGTCCTCATCCTGCAAGACGCCCCGGTTAAAGAACTGTCCTGTCGGGTTCAGGACCGCCAGGCCGACCGACTCGCGGAAGGTGCCGTCACCTGCGGGATCCCGCTCGTTCACCTCGGCCCGGGTCACCTCGGTGACGACGGCGGCCCGGCACTCGCTCCCGTACTCGCCACCCGGCGTGCCGTAGCTGACGTAGTGGACAATGCGCCCTACGCTCGGCTTCTGATCAGTCATCAGCCTTCTTTTCCTTTCGTAGTTCCAGGTCACGCCGGTACAGGCTGCCCGGCGTCACGTAGCCCGGCCAGCGCCCGTCGTCAAAGACGTGCGCGCCTAGCCGGAGGTAAAGCTCGTCGGCCAGCTGCGAGCAGATCTGGTGGCCCGACGCGGCTATGAACTCGCGAAGCCCCGGCACGGGCAGGCGCAGCCGGTGCGCCACCAACGCGGCGTAGTCGGCGAACGAGTACGGGACGCCGGCAAGCCCGCGCGCCGCGCCGGGAACGTCAGCGCCGGCGGGCAGCAGGCTCGCGATGCCCTCGCACCAGTGCACGTTGTCGTAATGCAGCGGGACGATCCTGGACCCGCCGGGCGCGGCCTCGATGATCCCGTTCCGGATGTTGCCCGTCCCGGCATCGCCGAGGTACACGAACGCGTGCTCGAAGTCCTCGAACCCGTCGCCGTTCAGCAGCTGCCCCAGCCGGATCCACCTCGCGGCGGGAGCGCTCATCTTCACCAGCCCGATAGTGCCGGGCGCGGGGGACATCACGGCGTAGGCCCTGTCACGGGCGGCGGCGCAGGCGGCGTGAACCCGCCGCGCGAGGGGATCGCGGGCACCAGCGGCCTGCCCGCCCCGTCCCTCGGGTCAGCCACGGGCGTGACCTTGAACCGCGTGTACAGGAACGCGGCCGCCCCCGCGGCGGCGACGATGACCTGCGGGTCGATGACGCCGTTGCCGTGCGCGGCGTTCCACGCCATGACGGCCGCCGCCCACAGCGCGCCGGCGGCCGCGCCGATGCCGGCCGCGTTCGTCGCGGGTGACAGTGCTCTGTTCACGTGCGCCTCACTTCCTGGTCGCGTACAGGTACAGGGTCACGAGCGCGACCAGCGCGCCGATGACGCCGATGACCGTGCCGAGGCTCAGCCGCGCGTCCGTCACCGCCACCTTGCGCCCGGCGTCGCCGGAGACGTAGGAGGCGACCGGCGCGAGCTCCGCGCGGATCTCCCGGACCGCGGAGGCCAGGTCGTCCTTCGTCGCGTAGCCGCCGCGCTCTGACTCGATCTGGGAGCGCAGCTCGTTGGCCTTCTCGTCCTTGTACGTCTGGATCTCGCGGGCCAGCAGCAGCGCCGCCTCGTCGGCGGCCTCCTTGATCTTCAGCGCCTTCTCCCGCTCGGCGGCGACCTCGGCGTACCGGCGGTCCCGCTCGGCGGCCAGCGCCCGGTCAGCGTCCCGCAGCGCCGCCAGGTGCTCGCGCAGCGGGACGCCGCTCACGGCAGCCGCAGGGCAGGGCAGGGGCGCGGCGTGTCCCGGGCGTGGATCTCCGAGCGCAGCACCGCCGCCTGCGCCCGCGCCCCCGCCGCCGGGTGAGCGCCCAGCGCGACCGCGATGAAGTCGTCCCAGTTCGCCTGGTCGGCCGCCCGGTAGGCGTTGCCCGCCTGGCACTGCCCCAGCTGCGTCTCGTACAGCCCCGCGCCCCCGGCGGCCAGCAGGGCGATGACGACCGCCCCGGCGGCTGCCGCGTACCGGTAGAACCGCAGCGCCCGCTCGACGCGCCTCATCAGCGCGGCGGCCGTCTCCAGCATCCGCGCCTCAGTGGTAACCACCGGCCGCTTCTCATTCACTTTCCCCCCACTAGGTCCATGGCGTGCAGCAAGAATACGGCCACCACCCGCTCGTCGGAGCTGACGGGGAACGGCGGCGGGTCAGCGGGGTCATCGTCGATGATCCGCCGCAGATCCGCCTTCAGCTCCGCCCGCTCGGCGCGGGTCAGCGTGCCCGGCTTGCCCGGGTCGAGCTTGTCCAGCAGCGCGTCCATGTCCGCCCATTCCGGGTGGGGATGATGCAGGATCTTGATCAGGTCAGCCTGGACGGCCGCCCAGAACGGCTCCATCTGCGTCTCCACGCGGGTCAGCCTGCGCTCTACGGCCTCCAGCCTGTCAGCGCCGCGGTCGCGGCGGCCCAGCAGCAGCGCGATGACGGCCACCACCGCGGCGACCGCGCCGGAGATGACCCCCGCCCACTCCATCACAGGTCAGCGTGGCCGATGACCGACCAGCCGGACGCCGGGTACACCACCTGGTGCGCGGCGGCCGACGACCAGGTGACCGTGCCGTCGGCGGCGACCTGCGACCAGCGGCACACCGCCGTCTCCCCGGTCCGCTGGCTTTCCAGCACGTCGCCGGGCGAGACCGGGGCCAGCCCGGTCACCAGCGTCACCGGGACCTGCGCCGCCGGGAGCGCCAGCTGCCCGGACATGGCCCCGTCCGGGCCGATGAGCGCCGACCCGGCCACCTCGGCCGCGGGGCCGAACAGGTCCAGGTGAAAGCCGGCGGCGTCAGCGCTGGTGACCCTGGCGACGAACAGGAACTGGCTGCCCGGCGCCAGGTCCGCGAGCGTCGTCACCCGGTCCGCCGCAGTATCAGCTGGCTGGGGGACCGCACCTGCGTCGCCGTCCCGCTGGAGGCGTTCTGCGCCCACCGCAGCTGCACGTTGCCCGTGGACCCGCCCGTCGTCAGGTTGCCCGTCATACGCACCGCCTCCGTGGGGGACCCGCCCCCCGCCGCAGTCGGCGTGTCAGTGTCGCCGTAGGCCAGGCACGCGTTCCCCAGGCCTACGCTGCCGCCCTCGTTGTGCAGGTTCTGGTAGGTGATCCCGGACCCGGCCGGCACGCTCCACGTCCACTTGATGTCACCGCCGGGCGCGGCGATGAAGAACAGCTGGCAGGTGAACTCGTAGACGGCGCTGGCGGCGACGGGCAGCAGCAGGTGATCGTCGTTCTGCAGCGCCGTGCTGCTCGTCACCGACTCGGACGTCGGCTTGACGACCACCGACGGCAGGAACCACGTGTTGCAGAACGACGCGGTGAGCACGTCGCCGACGGACAGGACCGGTGGCGCCATCTACCCCTCCTCGTACCTGTAGGCGTGACAGCGGGACCCCTCGCGCATCCACCCGGCCGACCCGCGTACCCGGGCCTCCTTGCACCAGCGCGGGGGCGCCAGGATCAGCTCCCCGTCCTCGCCGGTCCCGGTGATGACCCGGACGTGCACCCACGGCCACGGGTCATGGTGCAGCCGGTGCGTGCCGCGCGCCTCATCGAACGCCCACACCGACGGGTCCGGCAGCCCGGCGCCCGTCCGCTCCGTGAGCTGCCCGTGCTGCCGCCAGTGGTCACCCGGGGTGGCCATGTCCTGCACCGCGATCACGATCGCGGGGACCGGCTCGGCGAAGTCCTCCTCGCGCAGCAGGACCCGCTCGCCCACCTCCGGCGGCTTCTCCCGCTCGTGCGGGCGGCGCTTGTAAGCCCACCGGTCGATCTCTGCCGGCGTGTGCGGCCTGGTGTCCATGTGCTCCCCTAGAAGGCCAGCGCGTTGCTATCGAGGCGGCCGAGGATCGGGTCGTCAAGGGTGAGGAAGCTGTACCGGGAGGCGTCCTGCAGGCTGAACGTGACCTCCCACGTCCCGGCCTCGATGACGTGGGTGATGCCGCGGATCAGGCAGTCCCGCGTTACCGGCGAGGCCATGCCGGGGGGGCGGCGCCACACCTGGATCCGGTCGCCGATCTCCAGCCCGAGCACGACGGGCCACAGGCTGTCCGGGTCCGCAGCCGGGATGGTGGTGATCGCGTCGAACTCGGGGGTGCCCGCGGCGGTGATGTAGGCGACGTACTGCGCCCAGTTCAGCGCCTCGGCGTCGGTCTGCAGGATCAGGTCCGAGCGGCCGTAGGTGCGGGCGAACAGGTACCGGGCGATCGACGCCGCGTCCCTGACCTCTTGCATCGCGCCGCCGTCGCGGGTCGCCTGTATGTCGTTGGCCAGGCTCAGGTCAGTCGCCGGACGGGTTACCGCCGAGTAGTACAACTCGGTGCCGTCAGCCTGCACGGTCCCCGGCCGGTCGCCGAACACCGCCTGCACCGTCGCCGACCGCGGATCGGTCAGCACGTCATGGCGGCCGCGGAACGTCACCTTGCCCTCGGCGTCCACGTACAGCGCGCCGATCTCGGACGCCGCGGTGACCTGCAGCAGCTCCAGCGCCGTCGCGCCGAGCGTCGTCGCCTGCACGCCGGAGGCCCCGGCCGATACCGCGCTCATCCCGCGGGCCGCGTCATACCACCCGGCCGCGTCCAGGATGCGGCTGACGCGCGCGCCGGACAGCTCGCCCGCCCCGGCGGCGGCCGCCGCCGGGAGGGCGGCGCCCGCCAGGACGAGGAACGCGTCGGCGGCGGTCAGCGTCATCGTCGCGTAGTCCGGCCCCTGGTCCTCGCCGGGGTCGAACGACTGGGCGAACCCGCGGTACAGCGGGTAGGTGACCCCGGCCCACACGGCGCGGTGCCTGACCGGGATCATCGGCCGCACCCGCGAGACCCCGGCCGCCACGTACGGGCCGCTCAGGTTGTCCGGCGAGAAGCGGGCGTCGGAGTTGTCGAAGACGGACGCGCTGGTGCCGCCCTCGTAGATGATGACCGGCCCCTGCTCGCGCGTGCTGGCGCGGGTGATGACGTGGGACTGCCCCCAGTCGCTGATGTCCTCGAAGTCGTCGTCATCGGCCAGGGTGCCCGTGTCGAGCCGCCCGGCAACGGGGTCATCGAGGATCAGGTAGCCGGCCGAAAGCCCGGGCGCCGCGGCCGCGAACCCGGCCTCGGTGATCAGCCGGGCCATGCCGTCCATCAGCCGCGCCAGCCCGCGCCGTTGACCCGCTCGTACTCGCGGATCGCCTCCACGACCGCCTTGCCCGCCTGCGCCGGGTGGGTACCCGGGGCCGCGTTCACCGTGATGCTGTACGTGACGTGGGTACCGCCGCGGCCGAGGGGGGTGACCTGGACGCGCTCGCGCCCGCGCTCCCCGACGCCGATCACGGTGGGCCGGCTGAACACGGCGTCCAGGCCGCTGCCGTACCAGTTGAACCCCTGCTCGTGCGCCCACGCGGCGCCCGGCGAGCCGTACCGGTCGAAAATATAGGCGAGGCCCCAGCGGACCTGGTTGGCGTAGTCGCCGAGGTTGTAGGGGTGCCCGTGGCCGAGGGACTGCGGGATGCCGTACGCGCCCGAGCTCGGGTTGACCGCCCGGGCGTTCCAGCCGCTCTCCCGCTGCCACAGGGACAGCAGCGGCGGCCACTGGGCCGCCCCCCACCGGTAGTCGGCCAGGTGCGCCCGCGCGAACGCCTGCGCCGCGGCGGCGCTGCCGGTGGCGGCCGCCCCGGGGAGGAAGGCCGCCGCTGCCGCCGCGGCCTTCATGCTCGCCTGGACTGACGCCGTCGCGAACGCCTGCGCGGCGAGCTGCCCCCACTGCGCCTCCGCCGTCCCGGCCGACGACTCCGCGCCCGTCACCTTCCCGACGACGCCGCCGGCGGCGAAGCCGGGCACGCCCATCGCCCTCAGCGTGCTGGCGTGCCTGCGGGTCGTGACCTTGTCGACCACGGCCTCGCCGGGCTCCAGCAGCGCGGGCCAGATGTCGCCGCCGCCGAAGCCGGGCACCCGGCCGCCCGCCGCGAGCGTGTGGCCGCCGGTAGCGCGCACCTGCCCGGTCGTGGTGTTGATGACCCGCTGGTTGATGCCGGTGCCGCGGATGATGATCGTGCCGCTGCCGGAGGTGACCAGGTCCACGTGCACGGCCTTGCCGCGCAGGGCGCTGATCTTCGCCTGCAGCCCGTTTACCTCGGCTGTCGCCTGGAACGCGGACAGGCCGGACTTCTCCAGGTCCCTGATGAGCTTCGCCCGGTCGGTGCGGGTGGCGCTGGAGTTCTGCCCGGTCTTCAGGATCGCCGTGGCCAGCGCGTCCACGTCGCCCCTGGCCGTGGGCGCCAGCCTGTGCCCGATGGCCAGCTGGGTCAGGAAGTCCTGGCGCAGCACGCTAGCCGCGGTCACCGTGTTGCCCGACAGCCCTGATACTGAGTTGGCCCACGCCAGGTAGTCCCTGGTCAGCCCGCGGACGTCGTCCTTCTGCGCGGCGCTCAGCCCGTGCAGCGCGCCCAGCCGGCTGATCGCCGTCTGGTAGTAGCCGTTGACCGCCGCGACGCC